ATAATAGATAGATCAAAACGCAATTCAACACGATGGGGTGGTGGAAATATGCCCGCCTCTGGGTTGCTTAAGCCCAAAGACCTTTGTGGAATCCCCTGGCGTGTTGCATTTGCGCTACAAGCGGACGGCTGGTATTTGAGAAGTGATATAATTTGGAATAAACCTAATCCAATGCCAGAAAGCGTAAAAGACAGGCCAACGAAATCTCACGAATACTTATTCTTGCTATCGAAAAACTCAAAATACTACTATGATAATAAAGCAATAATGGAAATTGCAACAGGATACGACGGAAGAAAAGACACTATCTTTAAAGGTTCAATCAAGTACAAACCAGATGATGCTTGTCCTCGTCCGGGTGGGGAAAGATGGCCTAGCACTATTTCACATAAAAACCTACAATATGATGGACAGGATGCAAACTCGTTTCATAAGTCTCGAGCAGAAGGGACCCCCGATAAACAATATCCAGCAAGAAATAAGCGGTCGGTCTGGACAGTAGCAACTAAGCCATTTACTGGTGCTCATTTTGCCGTATTCCCTCCTGAATTGGTAATTCCCTGCATACTCGCAGGATGTCCTAAAGGCGGACTGGTACTTGACCCATTCTTTGGAAGCGGAACAACAGGCGAAACGGCTAACAGATTAGGCCGGTATTTTTGCGGTATTGAACTTAATGAAGATTACATCAAAATAGCCGAACGAAGGACACAGAAACTTGATATATTTCTACACAACTAAAAAGATGAACAGCGAACGATGCTCGTCTCATGTACGAGGCTGATAACAGAAAAGGATTTGAAAATGACTAAAATTAACAAAGACAAACAGCTTGCCTCGTTAAATGCAGGCGATGGTTCTGTGGACGAACGTCCGAACTCACGGCGAAAGTAAACTATGGGAAAATTCGATAACCAGAAATTTGAATCAGGTCGTCAGGACTACGAAACTCCTGAAAGCATCTTCAATCCTCTAAACGAAGAATTTAACTTCGATTTAGACGTATGTGCTACAAGCGAAAACGCAAAATGTAAAAAATACTTTACGACGGAGAATAATGGACTGACCCAAAAATGGACTGGAACTTGCTGGATGAATCCACCATTTAAAGATGTTGGATTGTGGGTACGAAAAGCCTATGAAGAAAGCGGCAAAGGAACAACGATAGTCTGTTTAATAGCGTCGAGAACTAATACTAATTGGTGGCATCAATATGTGATGAAAGCGGACGAAATTCGATTTATAAAAGGACGACCAAAATTTGTTGGCTGTATTCACGGACTACCTTTGCCGCTTTCGATAGTAATATTTTCCAGCAAGTGCAGTAAAAGCGCACAACTAAAGATATTTGAGCCGTGAGACAGAACGTTGCCGATGAGCGACCGCGTTGAAATGGAGAAAATTAACAAACGGCGAACTGCGGTAGCGGTTCGCTCGAATGGCTGGTTATCCAGCAGAAAGAAGGTAAGAAAATGAATAAACACTATATAGTTAAACTTGAAAATGGGTGTTGGATTGCAGATTGGGAAGGCGATCCAGGAAGAACAGTTGTTGAAGAAAATGCCAAATTGTTTACTTCGTATTCCAGTGCCAAAAAAGCATTAGAAAAAGCAAGAAAGTACAGAATGTTTGAAAATGCAGAAATAATATCTGCTGGCTAACCAGTGCATATGCTATCCTTGCAAGGTTGAAAAGAGTGATGTTTAGTATAAGAATAGTTTAATATTGAGAGGTATTTATGGGAGGTATTTATGGAAGGTAAAGCAAAATCACTAATGCCGTTTGATCGTTGTCCCGTAGATGGACAGATGCCGTCACCGACACACTGCAAAGAATGCGTAAACTTTGTCGGGACTAGGTTAATCGAGCATAACCAGATGCCATATACTGCGATACTGTGTAGTAACAAGCCACGGCCAAAACTCCAGGATGTTCATGAAAAAATATTGAAAATGTATGCCGGAATCGAACCATATTCTACACGATATACATTCAGGGAAATAGCATATAATTTGAACTTATGCCCGGCCACAATTACCTATCATAAAAACCGGGCAATAAATATTCTAATTGACCAACAGTATATTAAAAAATCCCAAATGAAAAATAGGTTGCTATTAATAGCTGCAATAAAAAGTTATTACAGTGTGAATATCGTAACAAAACCCATAGTAATATCGACTGTAACATCAAAAACGACTGACGAACGGTTCTGTGACATTATCAAGATGGTTAATGATATGAGCAAGACAATTGAAAATTTAGGTGAGTATGTCAGAAAATTACCTGGTTGCGAATTATTAAATGAGAAGTGATCAATGATCTATGTCGATGAAATAAATCATTACCCAAACTGCAAATGGCGGTATAAGTATTTCTGCCACATGTGGACAGACGGAACAATTCACGAATTGAACGAAATGGCTGATAAATTGGGATTGAAAAGATCATGGCCGCAGACACGTAACAGAGATTTCATTCATTATGACATCACACCGACAAAGCGTAGATTAGCGATTAAGAATGGGGCAAAGGTTAAATCATTATATGAACACGTCAGAGAGCAATTGTATCAGAAATTAGGCACTAAAATAACTATTGATACGAAATCAGGCATTGAAAGCGCAACACCAATTGAATAAGTACAAACAGATATCGAAGAAACTCAGAATTAAACGGAAAAAATATAATGGTTGTACCCGTAAAAAGAAATATGAATCCAGAGAGGAAGCCTATCGGAAAGGCCAGGAATGCTATAAATGCAAGTATTGTGGTAAATGGCATAGCAGTGGATCATTGCAACAGTTAAAATGGTTTTCAGAAATGATAAGAGAGAGGAAAGCGAAATGAAAATTGAGATTGAAGTTGAAGAATTGTTTGGATTCACGTCATATCAGGATTGGGTGGATCATGCTACGGAAAGATTTGCAAATGCAAATGTAGATGGCCGTAGAGCAATCTGTATCGATGCAAAAGGGCGTTTATGCTATGTTGGGAAACACTTTATGATTGCCGATAAAGAAAACGCTTTTCCAATCAAAGTATTTGGACGTTCTGAAGGATAAAATGTTAGTTAAAATCATCAAATCCAGTTCACCGAAAAGATGGTATGCAGATATGATCGGGCACGTGATTGAAGTAGAAAAGAAATATCCGGGTGCGTGGGTACTGAAGAATGGTGATGGGGTTGACCTGGAGGACGCTGTGGAAGTGAAAAACGAAGAATTATTTGAGGAGTAAAGAGATGAGAACTAATTACATCACACTTGCTAAAGAATTATACAAGTTCTTTGAGATTAGACGGAGAGAAAATCCGCTAATAAAATCTCCAGAGATAATCAGTGAAGAAGATTTGAAACAGATTGCTTTTATATTTGCTCGTGGAGAGGGAATGACGGCAATTAATAATGATTTAAATGATTTATTGGAATCTTTAGGTACACCCAAGGATAATTCGGATTTGTGTAAAAATTGTGGTAGATGTTGCCGGATATTCTATTTGCCCGGAACCAAAGAGGATTTACTTACAAAAACACTTAGAGATAGAACAAAGGAATGGATTGAGAAGGATATAATCGAATTAACAAGAGACGAGATAATTCAAACAGGACCGATTTTCACTGAAGACATTAGTAATGATAGTCATTATTATACATGCCGGTTACATGATCCTGAAAAAGGAATATGTACTGATTATGAAAATCGACCGATTGTATGCAGAGTATTTCCAAGTTCATTGATGAATGGCGGTGGTCCAAGATATGATTGCAAACTTGCCATGGCGCTGTTTGGGAAAAATGAAAACGATCAACCAAAGAATAAAGATATAACAAAATAATACTATGACAACGAAATACATGATAAAGTGTGCAAGACAACTAATCGAACGTGTGTACGGGATTGTGAGAATACGTGCAATAAGTAGGAATTACATATCGTGAAGAATAAAATTAAAATTGCACAAACTGAGTGTGCCAGTGTGCCAATTGGAGATTAAATGAAAGAAAAGAAAAATCTTAACGGAATATTGATCAAGGCATATCGAGATAATAAAGCGAATATGAAAGATACGGTAGAGCAGCTGGGAATGGCCAGAAGAACAATATATAACCACATTAAATCCAATCCAGGATTAAAGTCTGAGTTGGATAAGATCAAAAAAGAGGTGGCGACAGACATTAAAAAACGTAAATACATTAATAAAAATCAAAATGTCAGTGTGGTAGTATTAGAGTCGGAAAATGGTGATTTATTATCAAAGCAAACGCAAGAGATACTATTCAAAATTAAGGGGAATAACGTAGATCCCTTTGACATTGCAATTAATCAATTGAGTATTCAGGAATTAATGATAAGTGCCAAACAAGCACTTATTGCAAAAAAAATCAATGAAAAAGAATACTACTATCTTATGATCTCATTTAATCAAACGGCAATCGTGGCGGCAAAAACAGCAGAAGAAATAGCATTGAAAATGATGGATGGTAAAAAACCAACTGAATTTTGGGATGAGGCATTGAACTTTATCAGGTTGCAAAAAGAAACATACAACGAGGTAATATCGGATAAAAGTATTGACCGGGATGATATAATTCGGATAGTCCATGAGAGATTGAGAAACAGAGAATCAGACAAATAGGATAAGAATGAATAAACATTTTATTGAACCGGATTTAAGAAAAAGCATATATACGCTAAACGATGATATTAATAATACGGATTTCGGTCGATTTGTATCTATAGCTGAACGGAATGATTATATAAGAAAAACAGAGGAAGAAAATATAGACAAACCATTCTGGCAGATCATGCCGGTTACGGTTGAAATATTTGTCCGGAAATATATGCGGTCGGTTGAGCCATCCCCTGAACAATGGAAAGTTATTAAGGGTGTATTTCCAGAAATACCGACTGAGGACGGCTGGTTTTTTGGAGTTGAGGAAATAATACTGAGGATCGGGCAGGGTGGTGGTAAGAATACCGTTATGTTGATTGTCTGTAATTATGCTTTTTATCTATGGTGCTGTCTCGAAGACCCACACGAACATTTTGATCTTCAGAAGGATGAGGATTTCGACGTGCTTATTTATTCCCAAGTCAATTTACAACAGGCTAGGCGTGTATTTTTTGGTCGTTTAACAAGGGTTATGATTAATACCATTGATCCGGCAACCGGTCATAACTGGTATTCTCAAAATATTGGATTAAAGATCAGGGAATATGGACAGAAAGATGTCAAGACTGAAAGTATTAATATTCCACACAGAAATCGGATATACGGCGGGATCAGTATTTATGTAATGGACACAACGGCCAAGAGTGTTGAAGGATATGCAATCTGGATGAGGATCACCGATGAACCGAGCCGGGCGAACACACCGATTAAATATGCTACGGCAAAGCACCAATATGAAACTGCAAACGGTAATCAGAACACACGATTTATTGTTGGATTTAAGTTGGGCATGATGTTCGCATACCCTGAACAGGAAGTAAATGATCTATTGGTTGAGCAGTATCTAAATCATGCTAAAAAGGCAATGGCAAATACAATAGAGATCAATGACCATATTTTAGTTGCGTGGTTTTATGCTCATGTATTCAATCCGAAACTGAGTGAAGCAGATTACCAAAAGGCATTAAATAAACCCGGAGCTGATACCATTGATGTCAACAGGCGATGGAAAGCCGAAGTACCGCCGAACAGGTTTGGATTCTTCATGCCCTATATGGATAAAATACATGAGTGTGCAAATCCGAAATTGGTAAATCCGGTACAATATAAAAGTGCATTAACCGAACGCCTGGTCAATGTCCGTGGTGAGGACGGTATTCGTAGATTCACGGCCATTGAAATAATTAAGACACTGAGAGATGATCGCCGCCGGTATTGGGGGTATGATCCAAGTAAAACCGGTGACAGTTTTATCATAGTTGGCGGTTATCCGGATGTATTGAGCCATGAGGTTGTTACTCTTGAATTGGAACATTATAAGAGTGACGGAAATAAGGTTGTTGAAAAAATAGCCTTCAATTGCAAACCGGTGATTGATATTATTATCAAATATAAGCCAAGCAAAGAATTCCCGGTTGATTACGTGAATGTCGAAAACAACATGGTAAAACTATTGGGATCAGAATATAGGGGGAGCCGGGGAATACGGTCAGATCATTATCAATCAGAGAGTCTTCGTCAAAAAATGTTGGATATTGGAATACGTGGTTCAGAGGCTATGTTTTTCTCTAATCCGGTTCAGGTTCGGATGGGTAAAATAGTCCGTCACCTTGTATGGAATAATGCAATTGAATACCTGGATGATGCCACACTGATCAGGGAAATGATGATGCTATTGATGATAAACAATAATAAGATTGATCATCCCGACGGTGAAAGTAAAGATATATATGATTCATTGGCGAACTGTGTTTGTCAGATCATAGAATCGGGGATAAATATGACTGCATTGGATATCGATGGAACTTACGAGGGTGATAATGAGGTCGATGAAGACAGAAAACGGATGGAGATGTATCGGATTGGGATTAAGAGATTTCAGCAAAAGTACAATCGGATTTATAACGACGATAAGGAATTCTGTGACTTTATGCGTGAGATCGGATATAAGTTTGAGGAATACGATGTTCAAATATGTGAGATGGAATTTGAATACATTGACGATAAAATAGCAATTAGCATGATCGGTCAAAACGCATACGTTGGCAATAATTCAGGATTGGATATTGGCGATGAATTAGATATAAAGGGACAATTCTAAAATTGCATGTATTACGGGATAGAAGGAATAAACAGGATTAAATAATATGACAAATTACGACAAACAACAGTTACGTAAAATGATCCTTGAGGGTAAATCGGATATGGAGATTCTTCGATACGTGAACTGTAAGCCATCCACAATTAAGAATTACCGGAAGGTATTTAAATCAAAACAAGATGATAAATGGTTATGAAATAATAACTGGCTATACTATTAACAAGCGAGCCAGTGGGCTATAACGACAAGGCTCACTCACGCCGAATGAAAAACCAATAAACCTTTATAAGGGAAATCAACTATGAAAAACATGATTTTACCGGAATTGTTTGAAAACTCAAAAATCGCTGGCGAGCGAAAGGAAGGCGAATGATGTTAATAAATCTGACAAAACTTCTTGAAATTGACAACAGGGTGATAAGAATAAATGAAATACAGCCGACTGCTGATTGTGAACAAGATGATGATACTACTGCCGTGAAATCACCATATTCTTTTGAATTAGTAGAATAGCGAGCCAGCGGGCTATAACGATGACGCATGATGTACGCCGAAATAAAAGAAGGTCTAAAGCAAATGAATGAATCACCAAACATAGAACAGCTCACGGCGTTAAATCCATGTGTGGGTTAGGGGCTATAAATGAGTACGCTTTTATCCTTATTTGACTTTACCGGAAATTGGTCATTACCATACGCCGAAAAGGGTTGGAACGTGATTAGAATAGATTTGAAAAATAAAGATGATGATAATTATTCGATTTTTTGTAAAAATATTTTGGATATAAATACCGACTGGATGTATGAAAATATATTTGATAATTACGAAACAGTTGACGGTATATTGGCGGCTCCACCATGCACAGATTTTGCTGTTTCAGGGGCAAAACACTGGGAATATAAAGATAAAACGCAAGACACTTTGTTCGGAAAATTTAACCGTCTGGAGCATTTTATTGAACTAACATATCAAACGCTAAGGATTATTGATTTATGTCAGCCACTATTTTATGCTATTGAAAATCCTGTTGGCAGGATAAAAAAACTGATACCCGAGTTGGGAAATCCCTGGTATTTCCAGCCATATTGGTACGGCGACGAATATTCAAAAAAAACCGCACTGTTCGGAAAATTTAACAAGCCAAAACCAACAAACGTTGTAAAGCCTGTAAGATATTCATACGGAAGTAAAACACAGAAATATGGTGGCAAAAGCAGTGCTACAAAAGAATTACGAAGTGAAACTCCAATGGGTTTTGCTTATGCTTTTTTTAACGCGAATAATTTAGAGGAGTTAGAGATGAAAAACTTTATGTGGAAAGACAAGTCTGGTCGTGGGTTTACAAGCAAAATGACCGCCGAGGATATATTAAGTCTTGAAAATGACCAGGATTGGAACGGTGATTTTTTGCATGAATTTGCGGTAAATGCAGAACCGGGGGATGATTGGGAAAATGCCGCCAACAAGTTTATTTGTCTTGATGAATAGCCCCTAACGACCAAGCGTGACACACGCCGATGATATTTGAAAAAACTAACAACCACGCAACGGCATAAGGCGTTGCGTCCACGCTCTGGTTCTGTACCCGAAGGGCTGGTCAGAGCAGAAAGAGAGAAAAAGATGAAAGTAACGTGTAATGAAAAAGAGAATGATATTGTTTTTGTACCCGAAAACGATGACGATATTTTTAATTTATGGAAAATGTTGGGTGAACGTAAAATTGCCTGTCTTGTAAAATTTACCGCTGATACTGATAATAAAAAACCGCAACTCAATGCGGTACAAATAAGTACTCAAAAAATATGGGAATTGTTGCAAAATCCGCTCTGATACAGAACGATGGCGTATCAGATACGAGGTGAAATATGAATGGGACTATGACAAAATCGAAAAATCTCGCTGGCGAACATCCCATAATACTTACAGACAAAGAGATAAACTATATTCTTGAATGGGATGTTTTTTACGAACATGAAAATAATATTGTCACGAAGAATCTTGGACGACAACTATTACACTACGGAATAAGATTAAAACTTGAACATGCTTTATTTGGTGAGCCAGCAGAGCAAGGTGAACAGCTCGCCTCGTTATCTGCAAACGCGGGTTCGGATTCATTTCCGCCTGTGTTGGATACCTGGTACAACCAGATGTGCAGGCAGACTTCTCAAATCTACCGTTTCCGTCCGACACGTTTGCGCTCGTGGTATTTGACCCTCCACACCGCACTACATTGAGCGGCGCGGTGATGGCGAACCAATATGGCGTGCTAATGGGAGACTGGCGCAACATGCTGGCAATGGGCTTCGCTGAATGTTTTCGCGTGCTACGTCCAAATGGGACACTAATCTTCAAATGGAACGATAAAGATGTGCCGGTCAAAGAAATCCTACCACTGACTCCGCACCGTCCGCTGTTTGGGCATAAAAGCGGCAAGCAGAATCAAACACACTGGATCGCGTTTATGAAGCCGAACGATCAGTCTGAGATACGACCATGAATGACGTACAAACCAATATTGAGATAGCAAAACCGGAAACGGCGAACAGCTCTGGTCGTTATCTCCAGACAATGGTTAGATTGCATCTTGGCGATTGTCTTGATATTATGCCGATGATTCCAGACCAAAGTATAGACGCTATAATTACTGATCCACCTTACGGTACGACTGCGTGTAAGTGGGATTCGGTTATACCCTTAGAGTCGATGTGGGAGCATCTGAAGCGAGTTATTAAGCCGAACGGAGCCATTGTATTAACTGCTTCTCAGCCGTTTACCACGACGCTTATTTCAAGCAATATGAAGATGTTTAGATATGAGTGGATTTGGGAGAAATCAATTCCCACAGGAGTTTTTTCAGCAAAATATATGCCTACTAAGAAACATGAAAATGTGTTAATTTTTGCCAAGGAAAGGACTACCTACAATCCAATAATGGAGAAAAGAGAAAACGCCCATAGTACAGGAAAGGGTGGAACAAGAGAGTATAATACAGAGCATCATACAAAAAAAATAATACAAGGAAGTTGGGATAAATATAAAGATGGTAGATACCCAACGAGTGTGAAACTTTTCAAAAGTGTACCTCGTCATAAAAGTACCCACCCAACTCAAAAACCAGTAGCGCTAATGGAATACCTAATCAAGACCTACACGAACGAGGGCGAAACGGTACTTGATTTTGCCGCTGGTTCTGGGACAACAGGTGTTGCCTGTAAAAATTTAAATCGAAAATTTATTGGTATAGAAAAAGACGAGAAATACTTTGAGATTGCAAAAAAACGAATTGAAGCAACATAACCAGTGTATATGCTATCCTTGCAAGGTTGAATGAATTATTATAAAGATAAATATGCAAAAGCACGGAAATTCAAGGAAATACATCGTCTTGAGTCCCCGCCACCAGAATATCCCAAAGAATTAAAAGGATTTAGGCGTGGTGTTATTGCTGTTAATCTTGATTTTGATGAATATGCTATATTGATGAAATGTGATTCGAGTAATTGGATTAATTGTTATCGTCTTACCGAAGGGATTATAGACGATCCTGATATCATAAAAATAATAAAACATCTATTTACATTAATTGAAAATCCCAAAGTTGTTAATGAAAGAATCGGCTGGTCGAAAGTTCTTGAATACCTACGATTAAAATTTAAACCTGTCCGGGCACAATTACGATGAACCAATTTCCAGTAATAGTATTATATTGCAGCAGTCTATATTATAGTAGCGATACCTTTTCTAAAGGATTTTTCGATGATTACATTCCCCACAATATCAATAATGAAATATGGCATAATATTCTAATTGTGCCATTGCGGTCCATAGATATATTAACAATCATATTTAGGAACGCCCGATCACCTCCGGGTTATCACTATACCAAATACCTACAACTTACCCACCAAATACGCAAATAATTAGAGACTATTAAAATAATACACCATAATTCAGTTACCACCTGAATTAAATGTCAAATTTTTCTTGTTAAATATATATATATTAATATAATTTGACTTATGGTAAACAGTCATAAAAACAAAGACTATTCTCCACACGAGCAAACCCAGATAAATACTCACCTAAATTCACTTTTCGAACTGTTAAAAATTGAAACGTCTGATTATTGCGAAGTCAACATTAGTGTTTCAATTAAAAATGGTGTCATTGCAGACAGAATAGATTCTACAATCCATCATATCCATAAAAAATCAAACCGTTAGAGGAAAATATATGGCCGATCCATCACCTGAAATCGAAAATGATTTAAAGGAAGGTTTTTTAAAGCAATCTAAGTTATGGTTATCAAAGGCGCAGAAAGAAGGTATTCTGTCCGAAATCGACGAAGCTTTAAAAGACCCGGAAATGTTGAAAGCGTACAATTCTTACGTATCTGAAAAAATGGCGGATGACCAATCCACAATTCAACATTTAATGTCATTGATGTTTGATGTTGAAACCAGCCGAAATTCAATCAACAATTATGATTTCTTGCCAGAGTCTACGAATTATCGGACATTAAGAAACGCCGGGCGATCCATGCCTGCCCAGCTGATCAAGTCATATCGCTATAATCAGATAATGGAATTTGCCAAGATCAGTGATGGTAAAAATCCGGGATTTAATCTTACTCTACTTGACCGGCAAAAGAGTTTGACGGCAGCTCAAAAGAAAACATGTGAACAGGTTGAAAATCAGATAAGCCGAAGATTCTTTTATGTTCCCAATGTTGAAATGCCATCTATGAGTTCATTTCTTTACTATTGCTATAATGACATATTCGATTTAGATAAAGTGGCAATTGAGGTTGTAAGAGAGAATGCCAGTTTCAATAAAAAATATAATAATCGTGGCAAGCCATCGGCTATGTGTATTGTTGATTCTGGCATTATCTATCCCATTGTTCCTAAAGTTGAGGGGTTGGAGCAGACATCAAACTACATGGATTTTTATCAGCCGGTAACAAAGCGTCAATCTGAAGAACAACTGTTAGGATATAAAACCTATTACCAGGATGAGTACCGTTACGGAATGGTTGACCGTCAATTGAAACTGGTTGCCCTGTTTACACCGGAAAGATTGATATTCAGTCATTTTTACGGGACAACAGATATTGAGCATCAATTTAAGGGTTACAGTGTCGCAGAACGAGCTATCAGTGTTATGCGCTATATTGTTGATTCAGTGACTTATAACGTGACCAGGCGTTCGGCCAATACAATGCCAAAGGGTATGATTGCGGTTATCGGTGCCACGGAAGACGGGTTTTCAAAACAGGAAATGACATTATTCAGGAAATTGATCTGGGGAATATCGGCTGGCCGTAACGATAAATGGAAATACCCGGTTGTTGGATTACCCAAAGGTGTTGATCCCAAGTTTATCAAATTCCATGAAACAAGTAAGGAAATGGAAGATTTTCTCTGGATGTCAACACTGTTTTCATGGTTATGTGTATTTGAGGGGCTTGATCCTGAAGATGTCAGTATGTCGAGCAATAAAAACTCTATTGGCAAACAACGTTTGTTTGGTAAAGAGGAAGAAGAAGGCCCAATGGTTCGCAGTCAAGACCCAGGGCTACGGCGATTTCTGAACAACATTGCGGACTTGCTCAATAATTGCGGCATTTTTGAGGAAATAACCGGTATTGAGGGAGTCGGGATTGTTTGGAGTGGTTTGGATGTCGAGGACCAGACTAAGAAACTGGTAATTGATAAAGACCGTTTGGCGACGACATGCAGTATCAATGATCTGCTGGTTGAAAATGATAAAAAGAAATTTGAGTTGAAGTATGGGGATGTCAATATTTACGATCTTCCGGGAATCTGTAATCCACAGGTAATCCAACTGGTCAGTAATGCACTGATGACAAAATCCCAAGAGGCACAGCAGGAACAAGAGGGTAATAATGGCGGCGAAAATCCTAATGGCGAGGAAGAAGAAACCGAATATAACGAATACCCGAATTGGGATGAAACCGATGAGGAGCCGGAGAATATTGGCAAAAGTTTACTTAAATCCATCAAGCGAACCAAGCAATTAAAGAAATCAAATAATGGTGCCGTAAACCTAATTATCAAATATAAATAATAGGTGCTGCGATGAAGTATAAAACAAGGCGGAAAATCGGGGATTCATTTCAGATAGCAATGGTGTTTCTATTTATCGTTCTTCTAATGGTTGGAACATATTTATTTGACAGGTGCGGGTAATGATAAAACAGTTTGCACGAGCCGGGCGATTACCAAAAGGCACAATGAACAAGACTGAGGCAAAATATGCCTGGAGCCTTGAAGCGTTAAAACGGAATGGTGAGATCAGAGATTATAAATTTGAGGGTGTGAAATTTCGCCTGGGTGATAAGTGCTATTATACTCCGGATTTTATGATCATCGATAATACTGGCGTGGTCAGTTTTGAGGAAATCAAGGGCGGTTATATCATGGAAGATTCAACGGTGAAATGGAAAATGGTATGTGAGATGTATCCTTATTTTCATTTCAGAATGTTGCAATATTCGGCCAAAGAGGGATTTAAGGTAATAAGGGATAACGGGAATTGATATGTCAGAGATAAATATCCAAATTCCTGAACAGTTAATGAATGCAACGAGATTTGAGAAATCCATTGTCATAGATGGTTTGATTGAAGTATTGGGACTGAATAAGTCCAAGCACGCACACCGGTTGAAACCCGGCGATGGTGAAAATAAGATAATTGCCGAACTTGAGAACAAATATTACGGTCAATTGTGGAAACGCAAGGATCTGAATGAAAGTGTCCTAAAGTACATTACCGAAAAAAACCTGTTAAAAAAGAAAATGTCTGATAAAGACATTGATAAATTTCAGGAATTCTTAGCAAAATTATTTGGTATTCCGATCGAACGTATCACTGAACTGGTCCTGAAATCGTTCCTGGTGGGAGCCATGGTGGAATTGGGTGAAAAAGAGATTGCATTAGACCTTGCAAATTTACCTAAATCTGTCCGGGATGCCATAAATCAGGGGAAATTAACCTGGGAACAGGTCAGATATATTAATATGGCAGAACATTTAGCCGCCGAACACATAAAAGGTATTAGCGAAGCGTCACAGCATCGGCTTAGACAATTATTGATCAATGCAAATATAGATGGTATAAGCCCTGAAACCCTTGCACAGCGTTTATTTGAGCAATTTGGTGATGACAGTATGTTAAACCGGGATATGGAGCGAATTGCCATTACTGAAATGAATACTTTAGTTAATGCCGGTTTTATCAGTGGTGTCCGATCCGGTGAATATGTGGTAGGCGTTAGTCATATAGATGCTTGCGGATGGTGTTTGGATAATATTCATGGTAAGGTGATGAAAGTAATTGATAATCCACCGCCGGAGTACGCTAATTTGCCCGTGGCAAGCGATAAGTACCAAAGCATAGCAAAGATATGGGATACCTGTATTTGGTCAACCAAAACGAATATAGGAAGGTCTACGGCGAAACGTAAAAAGGTAGATAAGGGATATGTAAACCGTGAACATCACGAATTGGCAAGTCCGGGGGTATTGTGTCATGTGAGTGGGAGGTGCCGGTGGGTCAGATTCTACAGTGAATATATGTATATCAAGGACGGTGAAATAAAATATGTCAGCAGTGATGAAGAAGACGCTGAACGACGTAAATGGCTTGATAAAAATCCAGAATTGAGATGATATAAATGGCCAAGAGTTATAATCACGAAGTAGTATTCACCGAATATGAGGCAAATATAATAAAGTTGTGGAGAAAATCGGGGATTTCTTTTAGACGCATATCAACAAGTGTCGCTAAGAAATGGCCGGAAAAAGGGTGTGTTGGTGAAAATCAACTGGAAGGTAAATGTATTTGTGACGAGGCGGGTGAAATATTAAACGAAAATCATTGGGAATGGAAATAATGAAAATAACCAAAGACATAATCAAGCAGCTTGATCCCAATAAGATCAATATTATCGAATTGCCGGGGATGGACCAGACAACCATGATTCAGATCATGGCAAAACTGAATAAAATATCACCGGATATTGCCAAGCAGACAATAATATTAGATGGTGAGATGAATATACACGAATTCAGTATGCGGGATTTGATTCAATTCAGAGATTCAATTAATGTCATAATTAATCCGGATTATGAGGATTCGAAGTTGGATATAGCAATAGCGTTACTATCATCGGTATTGACCGAAAGAAACAACGGCGAACAGTACGATGTTGTGATCAACCGGGTAAAAGAATTCATTAACGAAATAAAACGAGAGAAAAAGGAGATAGAGTTATGATATACGTAGCAGACAAAAATGGAAATCTTCATCGTGAAGATGAACCGGTGGCAATGAGCCGTTTTGTGCAAACAGACGATGGTTGGATACTGATTAAATCGACAAGAAAACAGGGGCAACCGAAGACTGATATTGAACGGGTGATGACGCATTATGATGTGGATGAAAAGACAGCAAAGAAGATGCTGGCTACAAAATCGGTAGAGGAACTATTACCGGAACGCGGTGCGGGGCTGAGTAAATCGACGGTGAAGGCGCACACCCGAAAAACAAAGACCGGCAAGATTGCGAATGTCTCACAGTATCAAAATGTGAAGACGAAGAAAACCCAAAATCTCAGTCCAGAATGGAAACGAGTAAATGCCATACTGTACAAAAAGGCAAAACATGCAAATAGCTTGGAAGAATTTATAAATAAAGTGTCCAACGGAAAACCAGGGACAGTTGATAAAAATGTACTTGCTGATGTATATAATAAAGTCAAGGCCGATAGGGACGACAAAAAACCGGCAGGGAAAAAGAGTAAAAAACTGTATGATCTCCAATACAATGTCGGAAAAGCAAAATATGTTGTTAGTTACCACGATGGCAAAACGAAGAATAGGGATGGCAGTCCATTCTGGGGTATTCGGCTTTTTGGGAATATTAAGAAAAGGGATGCTTTTATAAAAGACCTTAAAAGTCAAAACTACTCTTATAACAGTGGTTTATCCAAATCCCTTGAATTCGATATATCCGGCCAGCGTATCAAGGACAGTATTATTCTTAAAGTTTCCGAATTGCGGAATAAACTGGAAACGATGAGAGAACTGTTCAATAACCAGAAACCGGTTAATAACACAAATCAGACAGGGGATGTCATTGATGCCAATCCGGTACCGGCAGATATCGCAAAAAATGCGACGACAAAATGGGAAATTGAGTCTCTTGAGAGAACTATTGCGGAGTTGGAGCGCGAGGCGCGAAATATTGATGTCAAAAAGAAATTCAAATTAAGTTCGTATGATTTAAAAACTTATGGATTGTAGACAATTAAATGACAATTACCGATGAAATATTAAGAATCAGGAATATAGCTGCGCCGGATAATATTGAGTTAGACGATGAATCAGAGGACGACATCGAACCGGACGAGTCATGTGAAGAACCGGAACCAGACGATGAAAATTCATACAAAGATTGTGTTGAATATATTAAAAAACCCAAAATTGCCGATCTGAAACGTGGCAGGGGAGATGATTAAATGAAATGGTACAAAAAATTATTGTATTGGGGATTTTGCGGGAATTATTGGGGATGGTTCCATGCTATTGCAGGAGGAACTATTGCCAAGTTTGCTAATATCTGGTTTGCCGGATGGCTATCGGTGCTTATTGTTTTATTGGTCGCTATTATTTGGGAGCGAATAGAATTTAAAATTGAATGCAAGGGTGATTGGGAAATAGTTAAGAAAATATATGGTACAATTGAAAAATACTGGTATGATACATTTGGTGATATAATATTGGCAATCCTGTTTGCCACGGTGGTTGTATTATAACTATTTGGGGGTCGTATGTTTGAAATCAATTATGATCTGAGATTTATCGGTTACAGTCATATTCAACGGAACGGTAAACTAATCCGGGAATATCGGTATTGCAGACGGATGGCGGCGACGTTTGTATTATCAATTATTTTGGGGTCATTATACCATTATGGAATACTGATTGCTTATGGGATTATGACATTATTCAATATTATTGACGGATTTAAAATATGGCATTATAAATTCACCGTTAATCCGGACAAATCATTATTGAGTAATGTTATTAGACGTTTGGCGTTTTACGGTCGGAAATTCAGTTTGCAGTATTTTCTCATCTGGGATATAGGCGGGGCGTTGGTTGCCGGATTAATGATTGAACTGGTAAAAAGGATATAGTGGCACGTCACGTCTTATATAATAAAACCGGAGAGGAATGTATTGTAGCTTGCACTGATACGCATGGTGTTATTTATTTGCATCCTGTAATCAGGAAAAATAAAGAGATTTATAAGGTGACAGAAGAAGAAATCACCGATATAACAATTAAAAATTGGCATGAAGCAGAGGAGCCGGGGAATGATGAACAAAAATGAAATTTATATTCAAATCGACATCGAAAATCAAACGACCGGGAGCCAGAGGCGGCAAATATTGGATTGATAAAAAGGGCGATGTTCAATATGGTGAACGTCCGACAGGGCGAAAAGCCAAACCAAAGGAAAATAAGGCCGCTAAACGCCAGGCTATTGATCCATCGGAATATAAAAAACATGGCATCCCGGAAGACGCTAAACATGCCTATGCTTATGATAAGCACGATAAATATACCCATGAATGGCGTGATAGTAAGGGCAGGTTACAACGGCGATATCAGCAGCAGTTTGTAGATCAAAAACAAGGCGAAAAATATAAACGGATCACCAATGCGATCCATCGACTCCCGGAACTCCGGGAAGCCGTAAATAACGATATCAACGGCAGCAATATGGTTAAGAAATATACTGCTTTGGCCGTTCGTATTATTGATTTAACGGGTGGTCGTGTTGGTAATGAAAAATATACCGAAAGCAATGATACTCATGGAATAACCACATTGTTGAAAAAACATGTGATATTCAATGAGAATTCGGTTACTCTGAATTATATCGGTAAAAAAAGTGTTGAGCAATCCCATGAGATCACCGATCCGGTTGTGGTAGAATCATTAAGACAATTACAGCAATTGCCTGGGGAACGGTTATTTGAGATTGACGCAAAGGGCAATGTCAATTCCGATGGAGTGAATAAATATCTTGGTATATACGGATTAACGGCGAAGGATTTACGGACATTCAGGGCCAATGCTGAATTCACAAAACAGCTGCTTAATGCAGGAAACAAGGGTGAAGATAACGAGCGTAAAAAGGTTGTTGCGGAAGCATTGAAATTTGTTTCTGAACATCTGGGTAATACACCAAACGTATGCAGAACTAATTATATATCACCGGAACTGTTAAACGGATACCTGGAAGGTAAACTGTCCCGGAAATTTGCCTTAGCGAAAAGTAAGGGCGATACGTTTGAATTGCCAAAGGTAAATAAAAAGAATGAACCGGGCGGTAAGTATACACCGGATGATTATGATGAACTATTTACTGAAGATGAGCAGAACTTCATTGAGGTATGGAGCGAACTGACACCGGAAAACGATAAGGGCAAACGGATCGAACCAGCGAAGGATGAAAAGGGTGGTAAAATAGAGAAATCCCATGTAAAGGCACATACACGGGTAACGGCCTTGGGTAAGATTGCGAGTGTGAGAGAGTATAGTAACTCCAAAACTAAAATACCGGGTGCGACAAATATCAAATATCCATTGCTAACATCAGATATTGAAAAGAATCAAAAGATTATCCTTCCGGTATTTATTAAAGAAATTAAATCAAGAAAATCGGGAGATGATTTAAGGCGTTTTATAATGGGCGAACCACCATATTTTTCTGACGGTTCATTCTGGTTCAAATTATATGAAGCAAATAGGAATAATAAAAATGTTTCTTATGATTATATAGTCGATATACTGCCAGATCATTTTTGCAAATTTATTAATCAAGAAATCGGATCACGTTCTAAAAAATATATGAATTATGATGAGATATACAATTACTATTCAAAAAAAAGTAATAATGAGATCAAAAATCAAATAAAAACAAAAATCCGATTATATGATCAAGTAACTATCCATCAGAAGGATATTGGGGCATTATACGGTCATAAATCAAGAACATTGACCGGCAAAGTATGTCAATTGGATAAAACGGATAAAGGTAAACCAATATATTGTATTCAATATCAGGATGAAAAAGGTAATGATAATAGAACATGGGTAAATGATAAAGAAATTGTCAAATTGCATAAATCCATCCGCCTCCTATTCAAATCCCACGTATCTGGTCATTTCCGGACTACAGAAACCGGAAAGATGGTACTTATTAATCCGTATGAGAACTCTAAAGTCAAAAAGCCGGAAGAACCAAGTCAGACATCCCTATTTGGATCATCAGGGGAGATCCCAAAAAGCAAGGCCAATGTTCAGGAAATTAGTGTTAATATGATTGTCCGGGACGAGGACCAGCCACGGGTTGATTTTGATCAGCAGAAATTAAAAGAATTGGGTGACTCCATCCGTAAAATCGGATTGATGCAGCCGATTGGAGTACGACCGATTGAAAACGGTACACATAAAATTATATTTGGTGAACGGCGTTGGAGAGCATCTAAACTGGCCGGATTACCAACTATCCCGGCACAGATATTAGATGTCAAGGATAAAAAAGAACTTTATGCCATCCAGGTTGCGGAAAATCTTGCCCGTCAAGAGATGAATCCGATTGAAACGGCCAATGCCTATAAAAAACTCAAAGACGTTGATATGAGTTATGAAGAAATTGCCGAACGTGTGGGCGTATCTCCATTAACCGTACAACGAAAATTATCACTTACCACATTGATCCCGGAAATAAGCAATCTGATCAGACATGGTGATTTGGCGGAATCTCACGGTATATTAATCGGATTGGCCGGATTGAGATCACAATTCCAGTTTGAGGTATTGAAAAAGATCACCGACTCGAAAAAGAAGATCAGTAAAGATGAACTGGATGGGATTGTATCACGATATAAACAGGCACAGAACCAAACATCATTCTTCGGATCACCGGAATCCAGTAATGTCATAACCGGTATAAGCCAGATCAATAATAACAAGGTTGAGGCGGTTAAACGTCAATTAGCCGGATTATTGGGTAATGTGGTCAAAGCGGCGGAAAGGATCATTGACAATAAGAATTACAAACTGGCACCGGCGATACTGAAGCAGCAGGGGAAACTTGGCAAAACCAAAGAGGAGTTGAAATTACTCCAGAATTATTTATCGACCATCGTGAAAGAGCTGGAAACGGCAGACGCATTTTTTCATAGCGGTGGCTCGGTACAACAATATCTAACAAAACAGAATGTGAAGAAGGAAACACGGAAGAAAAGATGGGTAAGAAAATCCTTTGAACTATTCAAATCGATAGTCAGGCAACATACGAAAATGAGTGCAAGCGGGAAATTAGTAACCGTAAATCAATATACGAATAAGAAGACTAAAAAGAGTCCGGTAAGTTCCGGGCATCCAATAAATCGGTCATGGGAATTGCCTAAAGAGGATTCGAAAAACAATCACAATGCCAAAATACCTGAATCGCTATCTGAGAAATGTAAACAAGATATGCCTGGTAAAGGCGGTGAAATACATTTATCCAAAAAGGAAGTCACTACGTTATTAAAATATGGCATTGTAGGCTTTATCAGCGCCGGGATTAATCCCAATGATCCCGATGATAAAAAACTAACGGAACCGGATATAAAAAACCGTGAGAAGAAACTACGGGAAGACCTTATTAAAAAGGGATTGAAATTTGTAAAAGTCACCGGTAAATATGGCGAAATTGAAGACAGTTATATGGTTATGGTCCCGAATGTCAAGGACAAAGAACTCGTTGAACTTGGGAAGCAGTATAATCAAGACAGTGTTATCTACTGCGATCACAATAAGAACAAAATGATATATACAACGGGAAAGAACGACGGGCAATATTATCCTGGCAGTGGATTTGAACTATTGAACAACAGTGCAATGGATTATTACACTGAAATAGATACTACGGGGGGTAAAGTAAAATTCAGTCTGAAATTTGATTTCGGTAAGTTATTAAAATCTGTTCATTTTCTAATCAGGGGTAAAGTGTTCCCGGTTGGACATGTGTCGGTTCATAAAGACGGGACCATGTGGAAGAAGATTAAAAGTACCGGCAAGCCTGAAGATTGGAAAGAAGTAACCGGAGCGGCGAAAAAGAAAGTATTGGCACGACGCAAAGAGGGCAATATCATTGATTTTGGTAAAAAGATAGGTGGGGCAAGAAAGGATACGGCGCAATTTGGCTATTCCAGAAATAAACGGACGACAAAAAAGAATACTCTGTCACCGTGGCGGGATAAATATATAGTATTGAAAAGAGTTGATGGGAGTGGTTGGGTAATTGGCAAAAAGGGTGATAAATATGGATTAGCAACCAGGCGGGATTCCGTATATAATTCAGAAAAAGAGGCTGAAAAGGCGATACCATTATATGCAGTTGCGGAAAAATTCAGGGTATTCCAAGATCGAAATGAAAAGGACAGATATTCAATATTAAAAAGGATAACAGACAGGAAGTTTCTGAAAATTGTAGATCGGACATTTGCAACTGAAGAAGAGGCAAAATTATACATGGTAAAACATGCTGAAGAATTATTGGAAACGAAAACTACTTTTGGGGAAGAAATATTACCCGCTCCCGAAATAGCGATTAGAAGAGGAACCGTAAGAAGGAATCAAGATGCCACTCCTGAAATGTTTATGAAAAAGTTCAAACCAAGAGGCATTGAATTTGGTAATTGGAATAATCAATCTGAACGTCAACAGGTATTGAATCACGCCTATGATGGATTATTAGACCTTGCGGATGTATTAGGTGTAACTCCGAGTGAATTAATGCTTGGTGGTGAATTGGCAATTGCATTTGGGGCAAGGGGCGCAGGATTGTCCGGTGCAAAAGCTCATTATGAACTGGATTATGGTGTAATCAACTTGACTAAAATGAAGGGTGCGGGGGCATTAGGGCACGAGTATTTTCACGCCCTGGATCACTATTTTGCACGTAAAGATTCAAAGTCACCATCCGAAAAGATAATAAATGACAATGGCGATAAGGTATTTAGGAAAACGAACATCGATAGGAATTTTATTAGTCATGGTGAAGGTTATCATTCCCAATTAAAACCGGAAATGATTGCTACTTTTAAAAGTCTAATGGATAATATTTATAAAAAGCCTGTGAAATATGTCGAAGACAGGGAAAAGGTCGATATATTTGTCAATAAAGCGCGGGAACAAATAAAAAGTTCTATTGATTCAATTAGAAAAGACCTTAAATCCGATCTGACTAAAACATATACCTGGCGAAGTAATACGAGGGGATTATTACCAGCGTCAAAGGAACAACTTGCCGAATTTGACAAATTGACCAAACTACTGATAAAAGGGAAAGACCTGAAATTAAAATACTATCCATCCACTAATAGTAAAAGCAGATATGGTTCCGGTCATTTTTCCTCTGATACGCTTGAATCTATTAGCAAAATATATAAAGATGTTAGAGGACGATCTGGTTTTGATAATCAAAACAGGTATGGATGTATGGATGAACTTGCAGCTGCAATGAAAATATATGATGGTCGTTTACAAATGGTTAATGATGCAAAGAAATCAACTGTAAAGACAAAATCTGTCCCGACATCCTATGCGATTGAAGCGAAAAAGTTGGACCAAGCGCGGGTTGGTGATTATTGGAGCGAACCACATGAGATGGCAGCCAGAGCATTTGCGGCCTATATAGAGGATAAGATCAAGGGTAAAGGAAACCAGAGTGATTTTCTTGTTTATCGAGCTCATGGAGAAATTATAGTGCCTATGATAGATGGTTTTATCGCAATACCATATCCGGAAAAAGAGGAAAGAACAACTATAAATAAAGAATTTGACAAGATGTTTAAGGTCATTCGCAAACAGAAAGAACTACGGAAATCAGTATTCGGTGGTGAATAAATGAATGATTTGAGAATACTCAGTAATGTGCGGTTTATATTCAAGAGCCGCAAACTTCATTATAAAACAGTATTCCAGGGACTACCTATAAGTGTCGAGAACCGTAAGGGATCAATCCGCCGTGGAGAGGATAAAAACGGCGAATGGCAAACGAAAATGAAAATCCCTTATGGTTATATCCGGGGGACATTGGGAACTGATGGTGATCATTTGGATTGCTTTGTTGGACCAAATAAAGAATCGGATAAGGTCTATGTCATTCACATCAAACATCCCGATAATAATAAATATGATGAGGATAAGGTATTTCTGGGATTTGATACATTGCCGGATGCTTTGAAAACCTTCAAAGAGCATTATGATGACTATAAAAAGTATCTCCAGAGTTATGATATACTGGATATGGAAACATTCAAAAAGAGGATTGAGAAGAAGGGTAAGAAGATCGAGAAATCGCACGTAAAGTCCCACACTAAAACGAGCAAAACCGGCAAGATGATTAGTGTTAAGGATTACGAGAATAAGAAAACCAAAAGTGGTAAACCACCTGTTATTGCCAGGCGGTTGAATAGTTTTAAAGACCTGAATGCTCCGAAAATGGATTATGTCGATAATTATGGGAATGACCGACTTGCTTTTGCAAACGAAGTGTATGAAAACAAAGAAGATTACTGGTATAAAAGTGATGAATCAAATCACTATTTTCGATGGGGAGTTGAATTAAAAGACGGTACGAAAATGACCTATCATGGATATATCCGTAGATATATGCCTGAAATGTGGGTACAGATACAAAAAGAGGCGGCGGGAAATAAAGAGCTGACGATACTTTATTCAATGCGACGAACAATGAATGATCAGGAATGGGAGAAATTTGTTTCTGAAAATGTACCGTTAAAACAATTAGGAATGTCTTTTGAGGGTTTTTCTCCGACAGACAAAGAACAACGAATTATTGAAAGTTATGTTCAAAATACTGGCAACATTTTATCAAAAGCAAGTTATCGAAGCAATTTTAATATCTGGGGTATAATTGACAAACTTTACCGGGATATAAGTGAGGCAAAGATAATCAGTGAGCAAAAATCCAAATTTGATGTAGTTGCTAAAACCAATGATATTAAGAAAATGAAACAGGCATTTGTTGAAATGTCGGATAATTTAAACGAGAAAAAACAATATGCGTCAATGGATGCAAAGCGCAAATTCAATGAACTGATAGATTATGCCATAAATAGATTCTCATCATTAAATAAATCGCAAGTCATAGCACATCAACGAGTATCTTCTAAAGGTAAAATCGTCCAGGTCAGGAATTATCAGAACCGGAAAACGAAGAAACAGACACCTATCACCGAGACACCGGAATTCAAGAAGTGGTTTGGTGATTCTAAAGTTGTGGATAAAAATGGAAAGCCATTGGTGGTTTATCACGGGACATTATATAAATTCAAGGCTTTTAGGGGTAACAACTTCTTTTTTTCCGACGATCAGAATTTTGCCAGAGATTATGCTGAGACAAAAGCAATTGATCGGGGTATAGATAATAGTGCAATTGTTTTACCGGTATATTTAAAATCTGAGAAATTGTTTAATCCGAATAATAAGCCTGATTTGGATAACTTAATGAGTGCCTTACCCGATAAAATTCATTATGGATTTGCGGGTAAAATATTAACCAAAAAAGGCTTTATAAGAAGATTGCATGGTAATGTATCAGTACCACCAAAATGGAAACAAAAACAGATTGATAATGCCAAATTTGGCAAAGTAATTGGAGAGGATCATTTTGGTTACAATAATGATCTATTTATTGGAGAAACGAAGGACGAAGTAATATATACCACACATAGCAGATACGATGTAATAAATCACATCACCGACGAACAAAAAGCATTATTAATGGACGGCAAACCAGTAGAAGTAAACGGATATAGACTTTATAATGATATCTATACAGCCGATCAGTTAAAACAAGCCAGAATAAATGGGGATGTTAGTGATAATGAATATCGGAGAGCAATATTTGATCACGTACATAGCACAATACATTCGTATAGGGCTTCGAAAAAGGTAACATATTTAAAAAAACAAGATAACTGGACACTATTTGAACTTACCAAAGAAGATATTTTCAAAATAATAAATGATTTGGGTTACGATGGGATAAAAATGCAAGAGAATAGTACATGTAATTATGCTGTATTCTCACCTACTCAAATCAAATCGGCAACTGGTAATAGCGGTGAATTTAATCCGAAAGACCCGGATATAACGAAATCTCATGTAAAATCGCATTTCAGAGCTACAAAGACAGGTAAAGTAGTGCATGTCTCTGATTACGATAATAAGATAATCAAATTGAATGATGCAAATATCATGGATGCTATTCAGCAAAAGGGTGTGGATTATGCTGAAATATACTTAAAAGAAAAGCCGGATAACGACATAAGAGACAATCTGAGGGGCGATGGATTCAAATATACTTATCTACTCAGATCATCTTCCAGTATTACAGATAGAGATATTAAAGTTCATAAGAGAATTCTTTATTCTAAGCACATACTGGACTTGAATGAAATCTCAAAATATCATGCACTGCCGATAACGACAAAATTACAAGCACATTTGGCCTTAAAATACTGGAATCATAAATACGGCAATAAACCAATGGAATTAATGGCCAATGGTGATGGTTATTGGCTTGGAGCATTGATCAGGAAAAGTTCCGATGAGAATTATAAATGGCAAATTACATGGTTCGATAAAAAGGGATTCAGTGGTGAATCCTATTGCAAAACAAAATTAGAGGCAGTTGATAAAGCATTGACTGATGGATATACGACATTCAAACCGGGTTTATTAACAAAGGCAGCCAGCACAAAGGATTTTCAGCATGGCAATGAAGCAATTCTGAAACTTGCAAAACAGAATGAATTGAGGAATAAAATACCCGTAACCGATACGCCGGAATTCGAAAAGTGGTTCGGTAATTCTAAGGTTGTGGATAAGGATGGAAAGCCATTGGTGGTTTATCACGGGACGAATGAGAATTTCAAAATATTTGATGAAATGATGCTTGGTAGATCAGCTCATCCATCTGCTCATTATGGATTTTATTTTGCAACGGATATAAAACTTGCCAATGAATTTGCGGACAAAGAGGGCGGAAATATTATCCCTGTATATCTCAAGATCACAAATCCAATTGAATTAGAGGCGGAAGATTTTGCGGAAGACCTTGATTTTTGGAGAGGCGTAGAGGGAGCGAAATACGACAAGGGCCAATATGAAAGCAGTAGGAATTATTTCTTATCAATGAGAGAATGGGGGATAAAAAATGGATATGACGGAGTTTATATTAAATCTGGTAAAACCAAATATCCTGAATTGAATTATGATAACTGGATAGCATTCAATCCGAATCAGATCAAATCAGCAATCGGTAATCGAGGTACATTCGACCCGAAAGACCCGGATATAACGAAGTCGGTAAGATTCATCTTCAAATCGCATGTAAAGCAGCATGTAAGAGCAAGCAGTCGGGGTAAAATAGTACGGGTGAAATCATACGATAATAGTGTTCAAAAAAATCCAAAATGGAAGTCAAAAAAATGGCGGCAAAAATATATTGATGATTACAGGACATTAATAAGTCGTCCCCTGCTTACTTCCGGGATGAAAGAACGTAAAAAGAGGATGGAAGAAATATTCAAGTTGCGCACCGGATTGAATATCGGAAAGTTCGTGCAGGTAAAAGAGGGTATATATGCTCAACAAACCCAAAAGGATTTGCCAAATTATCTTATCAATAGGGGGATAGAAAATTATAAATCATTAAATATAAAAAGCCCTGAATTTAAAGCATGGTTTGGGGATTGGGAAAATGAACCGGATAAATCCAGTAAGGTTATCGATAAAACCGGTAAACCGCTTATTGTATTTCATGGTACTCATTATGGTGGATTTAAAGCATTTGATCCCAATACTCTATTGCCGGGATTAATGGGTAAAGGATTCTATTTTACCGAAAATAAGGAAGTTGCCGATTCATACAAAGAAAAGGGATTGGATATACCATTATTAGGCACGTCCTATGATGAATTATATAATCTTCAGGATAAAGAAGTAAGAAAGACGATCAATAATATTGCGTCCCAATGTGTTAAGGAAAATGAAAAGAAACTGGCTGATGTTCTGAAAATGATAAAAGAGTCAGAGGGACTAAAGGATTATCGGGAATATTATAAACTTGGCAGTAAATATGGTTATGGATCAATATCACCTGGTTGGTTGATAAGCCGACGAGCTGCACTAAAGAAAAGAATAGCCAGTCTGAAAAGCGTTCCCAATATGAGTGATGTTGAATTAAATCAATATATTGATAGCTCTAAATACATGCACAAAGAACACATGCCAACAGACCGGGAGTTTTATAGTCGCCTGAAAAAGAATTTAAAGCCATTAGAACCTATGACATATTCGGTGTATCTGAATATCAAAAATCCGCTGAATATGGATGATCCGATACCAGAATCCTTGAAACAAAAAGTATTAGATACACCTGAAATAAAAGAGGGTTTAAAAAATTTCCATGATGAACAGTCTAAACATGCACCGTATGGATTCACATGGAATGAAAATAAATATAAAAAACTGTATAAAGACAAATTATTAGATGCCAAAACGTACCTTAATTTTTATGCTGCATTAAAAGAATTAACAGCCGTTAAAATGGGGATGTTTGGCGATAGTGTTGATAAAGAGTATCTAAACGATGTAATCATAAAGAAAATTGTCAAAGAAAATGGATATGATGGGATAACTCATATTGGTGGTATTGCAACCAATTCTGATATAAAGCACAGGGTATGGATTACCTTAAAAGCCAATCAAATCAAAGCGGTGGATAATCGTGGGACATTTAATAATAAGACAATTGATATTTATAAATCGCAACCAATTGGAGCAAAGATGAATTACCGTTTCATATTTAAGTCTCACGTCAAACAACATACCCGGAAAACCAAATCTGGAAAAATATCTACGGTACATGATTATCAGAACCGGAAAACTAAACAGGATGATAAAAAGACTTTAGAATACAAATATCAATTATGCTATCGGCCATTCAGTATAGGCACCTATCCAAGCGATAAACAATTTGGTTACGTCCGTTGGGAAGATGATGGAAGCAGATATGGGTTAGTAGTTTATTCGAAGCCATTACCAAAAGAAGAATATGACAGTTATGAGTTATCGCCGGTCACTGAATTAGAAAAATACAACAAATCACAGATATATTATTTTGACGATTACAAGGCCAATGTCTCTATTGATAAAAATAATTCCGGTAGAATATATGTAGCCGTAGAAAAATTAGATGAGAATGGTGAAATAGTTGATAAATCGTATGAATCACCAACAGAATTTCTTAAAAATATTGACGATGGAAAATATAAACTTGTAGAACAAACGAAGATCAAGAAATCCATCCGTTATATCATCAAGTCTTTCAGTGGTTCGATGCAACAGAAATATCCGGGTGGTAAGTGGATCACAATTACCGACAAATCAAGTCCGATGCACGGGCGACATATATTTATTGTTCCCCATAGTGATGGTACCGCAACAATTGCCTGGGCACCTGGTAAATCGGGACTAACTCACAAAGTATTACAGCCAAAGAGTGCTAAAAATGATGAGGCCAAAAAAGAGGAAACCGATAACAAAAAGCCGGAATTAAGTGAAGATGAACGTGACGAGGCCGTAAACCGTAAAAAAGAGATTGAGACTGCCCAAAAACAGACAAAAGAGGAATTGCATAGTAAAATCCGTGAGAAATTGGGCGTTCAAACCGATATAAGCAAAGAGGAACGGGATAAAATCGAAAAAGACATATCCAAAATAGCCGATACAAAGGAACGGAATATTGAACGGTTAAAACAGCTCCATAAAATTAAATCTGAGCGTGATAAGGCCATTGACGAGGTTATATCTGAGGCTAAAGAGGCTATGCTTGGATCAGATACAACGGATTTACCGGACGAAAAGAAACATCTTCGGGAGATCATCAAAGAAAATGCAGAGGAATTTCTGAAATTTCATTACCAGATCAAAGCCTATCAACGTGAAAAGTCAGCCGTTTCAAAAATATTGCAGAATAAGGTGAAGTATACCGGTGGTAGTGATATCATGGAAATCAAACCAATGAGTAATGATGAAATTCTGGAAGTATTGAAAAACGAAAAAGCGGTTGAAATGGAGATAGATGATCATTACCGACTGATTATCAACACCAGGGGCGGAATAAATAAGCAAGGTGAGGAAATTACAGGTAAGGGGACGGGATCAACAACAATTGCCCGAAATATTACCAAAGGTGGATTTGAGGCCATGATCGGGATAACCGGTGAGTCTTCCGGGAATAGTATTATGGACCTGGACACTTACAAGACATTGGGATCGAGCAATGCTGCCATGTTAATGAATTACTATCTTGAAAACAGCATGGGAGCCGATAAATACGGCAATGAGATAAGTAATCTTAAAAAGTACATTGAAAAACACGGCCAGAATGTTGCTAAAAATGGAATGCAGAATGGAGATAAATATCTGGACAGGGCGCAAAGGACAAAGAATTTTGGTCATGGCGAAGGTGCCTTGTTTGGCGATCGGGTACAGGCCAATGCAACAGCATTGCAGTATATTCAGAGAGCCTATGAGAGTTATGGCCAGGCTGAGGGATCATTAAACCAGGCGGCGGAATTGTTATATCAATTCGAGAATAAAAAGAGAAATATGGAATTCTCATCTTCGAGCCGTTCGAGACTCAATTCTATAAGGGATAAACTGAAATTAAATAAGTCCGATGTCAATATTACAATGTTGGGCGAAGGTAGTTATAAAATGACTATCCGGCCAGCCGCATTTGAGAAAATGATCAAAGAACGTCCGATAGTTACCAAGCAACAGATTGGTGAAATGACTACATCAGATATTAAGGCCGGTAAAGCGAATATTAGTGATTATCTGCCTGAAGGACTGAACGCATATTTACCGCCGGATAAAAACGGGGTATCGCAGAAATTGGTAATTACTCCACATCAACAATCAGCAGCACGACTAATCGCTAAGGAAAAACGGGCATATCTGAATTTCGAGGCCGGGACCGGCAAGAGCGCGGCCTACCTGTCTGCCATCGCAGAGATCAGAGAACAGACGGGTAAGATGCCGAAAACTATTATTTCTATGCCAAAGAAACTGATGCCGAATTTCAGCGATGAGGTTAAGAAATTCTCTGATTTTAATGTTATAATCGTTGATTCATCGAATAAAAATGCACGTCAAAAACTCTATAATAGTGATCCGAATACGATTGTATTGGTCAATAAAGAAAAGTACCTGTTTGATAATGACATTATTAAAGGTGCCGGTTTTGATATGATGATTGTCGATGAAGCGCATAAATCAACACAACGGGAAGGTCGTGGATCATCCGGGATGAGCAAAGGATTGTCTGATCTGGCAGCGTCAATGCCGTATTTCGTTGCGGGTACCGGTTCACCGACTCCCAACGATCTGTCTGAACTCTATTTCTATCTGAAGACCATTGATCCAGAAAAATATGGGAATCAAAAAGCCTTTATGGAAAAGTACAAAAATCTTCATCGTGGCGCAGGAATGAAGGATAAACTGACTGAAATACTGCATCGAGAGATTGATGACAGGGTTTTTACAGTTCGCAAGGATCTCCAACATACATTCAATCAGCATATTCATAACGCCGGGTTGTCAGATATTCAAAAAACACAGTATAAAAAGACAATGGAAGACTATAAAGCGAAAAAGTTTGATGTACTGCAACGGGACCAGAAATTAAACCGGGTATTGAACTCTACCAAGTTTGAAAATAATGAGAAGTTTACCAAAATGGGCGATATCATTAATGAGCATATCAAAACAAAGGGGCCGGACGAAAAGGTACTGATCTATGCACAGCAATACGGTACAGTAAACGAGATCGAACGCTATTTAAAGAAAAATTATCCAGGGTCCGGGATTGTCAGATTTGACGGAAAAACGAAGTTGGATGATATTGATAAAAACAAAACCAGTTTCAGAACCGATAAGAATGTCCGGTTCGCCATCCATACCGATGCCGGTACAGAGGGATTGAATCTGCAATATACCGGCAAGCCTGGCGAAATGGGGGCAACGACCGCTATTGCAATGGCAAGTGGAGCAAATAGTTATTCGACAATAGACCAGTTCTTCAGCCGTTCGAACCGGACAGGCGTACCCAAAGAAATGACAGTTGACGGTCATTTAGTATTGACAGATACACCACATGATATTCGAACCGAAACCAGGCTTGAGGATAAGAAATCGGTAATGAGTTTAGTCGATAATGCTAAACGTACCGATGATCAGGGTGTGTTAATGAAATCCAATAAAATTGTATTTGTGATATAGGAGAGATCATGGGAGCAGCGTCAGTTATTTCAGAGCGACTTAAAAGCACCGATAAGGTATTATCTCAGACATTGGCAGAAACACGGGAGTTGATTAAAGAGGCAAAATCTATCCATGATAATGCAACGTCAAGAATCAAAATACTATCTCAAAAAACAATCCTGTCAGACAGAGAGAAACAGGAATATGCAGAGATTAAAACAGTTCGGGCAGAGGCAGAAAAAGCCTATTATATGATGACTAATATATTGGCATCGCATGAGTAGACCACGGATAAAGGGGACATTAGATAATGGCAAATGTAGTAATTGCGGTTATCGAATAGTTCGGCCATTTAAACAAGACCCATCGATAACAATGTACTATCAAATGTATATTCTACGTGATCGGAATAAAGTGTGGGGAATGTGTGCTAAATGTAATAATGAGTTCAATTTACCAACAAATTTTATGACATTTAAATATGTTATAAAAAAAATATCCAGGGGCGAACATGATAATAATAAAAGCAGTTAATATTAAAAATCCCGGTATCAGGGGTGGACAATATTGGGTTGATAAACATGGTAATATCCAATATGGTGAAAAAGGCATGGACCGACTTAGAAAAGTTAGTGAGGCCGGGGCAGACTATTTTACGGATAATATCAGATATTATGTTGGGATGGCGAAAAACATAGCGAATAAACTCAATGTCGGAGTGGAATATTATGATGGTCAGCCGATCGGAACATTTGCGGATATGTTGGCCGCCGGTCGTATGGCCTGTATTAAGACGTATAATGATAATATCAAACGGAAAATAAATAAGAATGAACTGAAAATCATTATGAACAAACGAATATCCGGTGCTATGTGGGGCGTTGGAATAAAGTTGCAATCACAGGTTAATTTATCGTACTATGATCTTCGGCATAGACGGGTAATTGATAAATTTAAAGATAAGTATTATAAAATCCATGGGAACTATCCGGATGCTGAGACAATTGCCAACAATATTAAATTGAAATACAATAAAACCGGTGAAATGTACGATGCTAAAAAAACATTAGAGATTGTCAATCGGATTGAGACTAATAAGGCAAATACAATTGAACCAATAGATGATAATGTCTCATCCAGTGATGATATTCAGTTAAATTCTGATATACCACAAATTGAAAGGCTAATGATACCGATAAAGAAACTCCAGAAACAGGGGAAGATTAAAAACGTTGATTATCAAATAATTCAAATGTACCTGGGGATAGGTAAATATAAAACGCCGCAGACATTGGACGAAATCAGTAAAAAACTTGGTAAGGATCGACGTTATGCCAGTAATCGAATCAGTCTGATCAAACCAATATTGAAACCATATTTTGAGAAATACAGGTCATTACTTGAAAAGTCAATGACATCCGAAGATCAACATATATTGGATTTCATTCGGTTAATATTAGAATAAGTAATCATTAAATAGTAACAAAGAATACTAACACTAACAATTTGTAAGTAAATAGTTAGTTTTTATCTACAAAAAGGGTAATACAATAAATCCCATTCCGATACCGTTAAACCAGTTAATTCCGTTTGAACATTTATAAAATCAAAGTTCCAATAAAGTTCCAATAGAATATTTGTTTTTATAGAGGAGAATTATTTATGTAAAATAGTTGGAATATTTGGGAATTTATTCCATATAAGGACAATTTCAGAATTGCATGTATTATATAGTGAGAGAGAATTGACAACCGAACAAAAAAGCCCTGTCTTAACCGGCAGGGCGGGGAGTTAAAAAATGGATAGTCTAAATGTGCAGCATCAAAAGGCGGTTGATGAAATTGAATACGGTTTGGCGAAGGTTGATAAAGAGATATTTGAAAAGATGTCGCCTGATCAGCAACGGAACCAACGTGGGAAACTTGCCGGAATCAGAATACGACAAATTGAATCTCATCCTGAATGCTATCCGCAGGGTATAACGGGCAGTCTGAGAAAAACCGCAAGTTTATGAAAGTAGCATACTATAAAGGCCAATATTGGTATGATACCGGACTAACGGATAAATATGGCCGGGTTGATCTTGCCAGCTTATCGGACCGGTCAGGTGGTATCACGGCTGATCCTAAGTTTGTGACATACCCGGAAAATCAGGCGGAGTTAGTTGAAGCAATCCAGTATTTTCATAATGGAAGGGACCGGGTTTGAATAATCAATTACCATCAATGGATAAGCGATTCTGGCGGAAGATGAAACAACTTGAACGGTTGGATAAGATACAGGAAGACCTGTTATCTCATATAAATGCAATATACCAGATATCACCGATGGGCCAGGCACCGCCGGTATTCCATCGTAAATGTCAGCAATTATTAAATTTGGCTGAAAAGAAAGCACCAATATGGAATGATATAAGAGATATCATCATTACCGGTACGGGCAGAACTCTTTGGCAGGCAGCTTTAGCCTGTCGTGATCTTGGATATGTATTTAAAACTCATGGAAAAGAAACTGACACATGTATCACAGCTCAGGCCATACGTGAAAAATTATTAGGAGTATCAAATGACTGACGAAGAAATTAAAAAATTGGTTTTGGAAAAGGGTTTGACCATTACCGATTTGATTGATGTCGTAGTGGAAATCAACGGTATTATAGGGGTTGGTTTGATTAGCCTGGGTGATGATCTTAATAATTATTGTCGTAATATTATAAGAGGTAACAAATGAAAATCTGGGAACAATTAAAGAAAATACTGGTCGTGGTCAACGATGATATCTATGATGCTGTTTTGTATTCCCATTCTGAATTCGGCAAGGTTATATCCATATTTTTCAAAGATATTGAAACAATGAGAAACATTGTAAAAACATCCGGGAAAGTCCAGTTTGAAATCAAAGAGAAAATTGCCGGTACTTCGATATTTAATACCAGAGAAATGATTGGTGAGCTGATATCATATACTGATGAGAGTCAATTAATAACACCTTACAAAGTGAGTTTTACACTATGATCAGAAAAACACACCGTGGGAGATAATTTATAAATTGGAGGCCGATTATAACCGGATTAGCAGACAGATAGACCGGATCGTTAAAACAAACCAAATTGACGAAGATGCCGTACTGAGCAAACACAAATTGAATAATAGATGCCGGTGTTATGGTGGGAGTTATTAATAGGACAAATCTGGAATTGCATGTATTATAGGATAGAGAGAAACGGTAATTAAAAACAGAGGACAAGATGACACATCTCACGGCAACAATAAAAAGAGACAACATTTCCAAAAAGGGAGAACGGACATACCGGGCCGGTAAAACCTTTGAGATAAATGGTAAGCCTGAATATGAAGGTAAATTCAAACTTTATGATGATGATGATAATTTGTATTATTCCGGGGCATTAACCGATAATTGTGCTTGTGATATGCAGCAGAAACTACTTGATTGGGCGATGAATGATGCTGGTTGCACAGAGATATTGGTGGATTGGAATGATGGGTTTGGTTTTCATCCCGAAATAGGTTAATCTGAAATGCATGAGAAACCAATGGTCGATAACCATAGGGGGAGTAAGATGCCAAAGCGTAATTATATAGCAATCAGTAAACAAAATGGATCTGAAAAGCGTGTTTCTGAGAAATACATAAGAAAGGTATTAACCGGGAATTATAAAAATGTCGATATGGCAATTGATACGCTTAATGATCTGGGGAAGATATCTACATGTTTCCAAATATTTAAAAGAATAAAACGGGAGAATGTATCATGTTAAATCCTGCAAACTGCAAACCCGGTACGGAACAATATAAATGGTACAAATTGACAAACAGAAAGCGGAAAGTTCAATACGATTACCGTACACCAGGCGGAACGCTATTTTCGTGTATTGCAAATACGCTTCGTGATGCCAGACAAAAACGTGATGAATGGGTTAAAAATAATGGGGATAAAGAATAGCAATGAGTATTAATCCCACAAAATACTATGTGAAAAAGTATAAACTGGATATTGATAATAAGTTCAATCACCAGGAATTCATAAAGGAATTTCGAAACGATTTTAATGAATTATTGATAGTTGGGAATGCCAGGGGAACAATCAAGGGATTTAATAATGCCGTACATGCTATTCGGGCAAAATGGGATGGCATTCACAATAAAACCGTTGGTGGATTGCCTGATAAACTGTGGAATTATTTCTACGCTACAGAGATAATCACATTGAAAAAAGAACTGTTCCCTGAATATTTCAGGCAAAAAGAACGTGAGAAAAGGGAACGAGAGCAGCAGAGGGAACAGGAACGAGAATTCAACCATTATGATTGGTTTAACCAGGATCGGAATTTTAATAATTTTGATTGGTTCTACCGTCTATTTGGCAGTTGGATCAACGAATTAGCATTTAGTTCATCCAATAATAAGGTGGGGAAAAGTTTCGAAGTCTTGGGGCTTGATAATACTGCAACAGCCGATGAAATAAACCGGGAATTCAAAAAACTTGCTATTCAACGGCATCCCGATCATGGTGGAACGAATGAACAAATCCGGGAATTATTGGAGGCCAGACAGGTTTGTTTGGATTATAGGGGAAGTCATAACAATGAATAACACAAGAGATATCATTAAACCGAACACTATCACCGAAATGATTAATACATTCAATATTGTATGTGGTGAAATTCAACAGGCCGTAAATTTAGTTGATAGTGCCAAAAGTCGTTTGCGGAATGTATTTGGGGATAGTCATTGTACCATATTTAATCAAAGTGTCAGTGATTATACGATGGACTATAAGATAATCCAAAAGCATCTGAATTCCCAAGCCTGGAGATCAATTGTTGACAGGACCGAAATACGCAAAATGATTACCGTTAAACGGGAACGTGATCTGAGCCGGAATCTCTATAATAATGATGGTATGCCGGAATTAACGATTGAAAATGTTATGTCGTTTCTGAATGACCTTACTCACAACCTGGGCGATTTTATGGATGAGTCGGTCAGAGAGGTATTTGACCTGTTCCGGCCAAGACGAAACAATTATAAGACTAATTCACAGTTCATGGTTGGTAAAAAAGTTATCATGGATCGGTGGATTGAATGCAGCGAATATTATCTTGGCGTTAATCATTACTATGAGCAGGAAATCCGGTCTATCGATAATGTATTTCATTTATTGGATGGTAAGGGGATAGTGAAATATCCAAATGATCTGCTGACGGTTATTAAAGAAGCCACAAGCAAAAAGATATTTGAATGTGAAACTGACTATTTTAAGTGTAAATGGTATAAAAAGGGATCATTCCATATTACGTTCAAGCGGATGGACCTGGTTCAAAAAATCAATGAAATTGCCGGGGGAAGACAATTGAATAGATGAATGATAAAATCAAATATACGGAAACATGCCAAATAACATTGAATCTCTAATTTATCCCTTCAAAATACTGCTAATAATTTAATAAGTATCTAATTCCTCGTCAGTAAACAAACATCTGAAATATTTGTCATAATTATTGACATTATATTCAGGTGGTATGTATATTGAAGATGCTTATTGAGAATTATTCTGTGTCTAAGGAAATGTCTATGTAATTATTTTCACTGAACCCCTCATGTGGCCCGTAATTGTTGGAACTCACCAATGATTATGGGCTATTTTTTTGGAGAAATGTATGAGAGAACTATCTGATCTAAATATGCAAGAAGTCATGGCTTATGAGCCTGATTTCAGTTTATTAGGGATGATTGATCTTGAGAAATCAACATCACCTGAGAATGATGAAAAGCGGATTGTATTAGGTGAGATCAGCAATACCCAGAGAGATGAACAGGGCGAGCGTCTTATGCAAAAATCGCTTGACTTCTCTTATTTCGATTCAAATGGTGTAATCAAATATGAACATCTTCCAAAAAATTCACCGGTAAATGTTATCGGTTTTCCCCATGAACGCTTTACCAATGAAAACAGCACCGTAATTAAAGGTGCTTTATTTAAAAATCACGATATGGCCGATCAGACATGGAAAATGCTAAAAGCCATTGAGCAACATAATAAAGAATTCCCGGACCATCAAAAGACTGTTGGCTGGAGCGTTGAGGGAAGTTATGGCAATAAACGGACACCTACCGGTTTAGTTAAAAGTGCCAAGATTGTCAATGTAGTCATTACCCCCAATCCGATACTTAAATCCACTTATCTGAAACTGGTTGAACAACACAATGCACCGATATTCAAAAGTTTGAGTGCGACTCCAGTAGAAACGGAAATAACCACTAAAACCGGTGGCGATGTAATAGTGAAAGATAATATTGATACAAATGTTAAAGTCACTGCTCCCGGTGGTGATATTGACGATAAATCCAACGATAAAAAGAAAAAAAAGTTAAAAAACGATAAGAAAAACAAGGAGGATTTTATTATGAAATCGTTTAATACTTACGAAGAGGCGGTAGCGCATTTCGTGGAACTTGGTAAATCCCAGGATGAGGCTGAGGAATTAGCCAAATCTCTTGATCTGAGTCCTGCCGAAGTGGAAGATGAAACCGGCGATGATATTGAAGGTCTGGCGAAAGACATTAAGGAAGATGTCGGTTTGATTAAAGGTTTTATGATGAAATTATTCAAATCTGGTGCCGGTGACGACGATCCTGATCCTGATGATGATCCTGATGATGATCCTGATGCCGACCCCGATGCCGATCCCGATGATCTTGAAAAAGGTCTTATCGGCGATGATGATGAAGTGGTCATTGATGCTACTCAGTTCATGCGTGAATTGCATTCGATTACCAGTGACATTCAGGAAAAAAATAATTCCATAATGAAGTCCCTCGAATCCCAGGGCGATGGTCTGGAAAAGTCCCTCACTGGTGTTTGTGATATGATTGAAAAGGTTGCCGGATATGTCGAAAATCTGGAAAAATCATTGACTATCGAAGGTCATCCGATTGCCGAAGCGGTCCAGGTATTAATGAAATCACGTTCCGGAGTAAGCATAGCCGATATGCAGAGATTTATTCCGAAAACCGATGGTGGTGGGCAGGCGGCCGAAATAACCGATGCTGAAATCGGAAATTACAGTGAACTCCATGCCAAACTTGAAAAAGGTGTTTCTGAAAAGAAAATCAATTTGAACGAGATGGCAAAGGCCGAAACGTCTTTCCGGCTTCGGGATTTCATTACTATAAAGACAATTCTCGATAAATGTTCTTAGTGTGCAAATAAAGCAAACAAGGAGGAAATAAATTATGAATATTCTTGCTCACAAAGATTATGATGCTGTCCAGGAAGTCGCAAAATCGCTTTTAGACGAAGGTACAATGTACTATACGCCTGAACGCGGTATGATGAAGTCTATGGACATGCAAAAAGCACTGGATGCCACAACGACAACCAGTATGACTGATCTTTCCCAATTAACCGGTGGTCGTGCGATTACCATTGAAAACATCGACACCGACCTGAAATCCACTGTTGCCGAACAAAAGCAGCTGCGATTGTGGAATCTTTTCCCACACAGTCCGATTTATGCCGTTCTGGACCAGTACATGTTACTGAGTAGTCAGGGACAGTTAGGCGGACATCATTCCTATGGTGTATTCACCAATGAATCATCTTTCCCGACTTCCAAAAATGTAACTCTGGCACGGAAAGTTGACACCACAAAGTTCCTGCGTGATATGCGCGATCTGACTCATGTTTTGGATGTTTCCAAGACATTTGCAGATGCCCATACCATTCTGAACAAAGCCGGTGCAATGACTGTTCTCGAAGCCAATGAAAAATGTTCCGTATTTGGGAATAGTGATGTGATCCCCAATGAATTTGACGGTATGTATAAGAAAATTACGGATGCAAAAGTAGCCGGTTATGATGTCGTAATTGATTGTCGTAAAACCGGTGCCGCCAGTGGATCGGAAGGTAGTCAGATTTCCGAAGGTCAGTTGGATTTGGGTGCCAATAACATCATGCAGGGTTTGGGAGCCGCTACACACATGCTCATGCCAAATATGGTAAAACAGGATTTGAATGAAATTCTGCCAATGAGCCGTCGTGTGAATTTAGGTGGTGGACAGTCATTAGATGTAAAACAGCTGATGGGTGGTTTACCAATGGCCGGTTTTATGAGCGATTTTGCTTATAACGGTTGGGGCGATGGATCTGTACCGCATTTCAAATTCGTACCGCAGATTGACAAATACCTACCTTCCGGTGAATCAGCCAGTTCAAAAGCACCGACAGTAGCTGTTGGTACAGCTCCGGCTGCTCTTTTGGCGGCAAATATCGTATTGGCAAATGTTGCTGATCCTGCTACTGAATTTAGTGCCGGTGATCTGGGTGACTATTTCTATATGGTCAGTGCCTTGAATGCAAATGGTGAATCGATTGCCGTGGCCGCAAATGCAGGAGCAATAACCACTGTGGCCGGTAACAAAGTCAGAATAACAATCACCGGTGCCGATGCACTGATTAGCGGATATCGTATTTTCCGGTCTGCGTTGGGTGCTGCCGATGCTTCGGATTGCCGTTGGATCATGGATGTGGCTGTTACGCTTGCGGTAGGCGATACCGTTGCGCATGACCTTAATTCTGTTCTGCCTGGTACATCTATCGGTATCCTGATGACAAATGCACCGGAATTTGGGGCAATTGATTATCGTCAGTTGCTGCCGTTCGTGCGTATCCCGCTTGCATTTGGCCTAAATTCAATCGTGGGATGGCCGTATCTCTACATGCTGTATCATTATCTCCGTGTTTCGAAAATGGAGAATGAACAGACAGGATTCGGTTATCATATTCTGTTCAAGAATATCCGTTATTCAAAGTCCACATTCTAACTAATTAAATAGGGTCGGGGGCATAAGCAATTATGCTCCCTACTCTGACTCAATGGAGGAAATCATGGGTATATTAGTAAGAGCTCCAAAATGCAGGGATGGGAGCCTAAAAAATCACAAATCAATTATTATTGGCAAACCGGTCGAATGGAAAGACGGTGTAGCTGAATTGACCGAAGCTCAATATGAAGCGGTCAAGGGCATAAAAGGTTATGTCCCGGTTGTTCCTGAAGTTATCAAACCTGTCATTACCAAAGAACCGGAAATAGTGATTGTCTCGGATGTGATAGAGGAAATCGTTCCTGAAGTCACTGAAGAAGTCCCTGAACCTGTTATTCCTGAACCGGAGCCTGAACCTATCATTACCAAAGAACCGGAAAAGATTATTGAACCTGAACCTGAAAAGACCGGACCAAGTATGATCGGTGAAATGCCGACGATGGAAAACACATCCAGGGAAATCCGTGAATTTGCGGCCAGACAAAATCCGGTAATTGATTTGGGCAAAGCCAGAACCAAAATAGAAATGTTGAGAGAGATCAGCAAGCATTTTGAACTCAAATGAAAATAATCCGAATTGGTGTCACTAACAGAATATATCTTGAAACCGAAAGAACGGTAAATGCCGTTTTAATTACCATTGTCAATAACAATGGGACTTATGTAAAGCTTGTTGGTGACACTGAGATCAAGGATTTAACGTGTTCATTAGATGCTGAGTCCGGGAAATATTATTATGATGTAAATCTTCATGCTGATACTGTCCCGGATTATTATTTCATTTATTGGTCTGCCAGTTACGCCGGAATTAATGTCAATCTCGAAGATGAATTAACACCGGAAGATATATCGATACAGGCGAATTCGCCTGTAGAGAATCTCCTGGTCCCGGTTAGCTATGTTATGGATCAATGTTTACGGGGAATCGAAATCAGTACCATTGAATCATATTATCAAACATCCTACCGAACAACAATCAGACAGCAAATTAAAGCGGCCACTGATCAGCTTGAAACTGCAACAGAGGTATATTTTCAAAAGAAATTGATTGAGAATGAACGCCATGATTATGATATGACTCCGATTTATGAAAAATATTGGACGAATACATTATATCATACGCCGATTTATTCGATTGAAAAAGTGGGCTTAAAGTTGAATGAAATTGAGGTAATAGCCGAAATACCGTCTGGTTGGGTTCAAATTGGCAATGCTTTAGAGGGTGTGATCAAAATAATGCCTTATTCCGGCAGTTATAATGGATTGATGTTCATTTATACCGTGGGAGTTGGTATTGCAATTCTTCTGGCCGGGTCCAGTTATATCCCGGATTTCTTTTCATACGATTATTATGCAGGGTTGGATTGGGATAATATTGAGGCCAATGAAAAGGAAATGATTCGGTATGCAATTAGTCGCCGTGTGGCAATTAACATGCTGCCAAACCTGGATGTTCATCGTGGATTAAGTTCAGAATCAAAATCCATTGATGGCGCCAGTAAATCAACGTCTTATACATCCAGTGCAACCTTTGGTGAACATAGTGCGGCGATTGAGAATTATCGGAAAGAAGATGCCGCATGGATTCAATCATTTAAGAAAAAATATTTAACACGTTTAAAAGTTGGTTAGGAGGAAATTATGAAAAACCAAGATAAACTTAACTTAATGTGCCCGGTGTTGGGAGAAATGGGATTTGGTGATCGCCTGGTTGCCATGATCACATTATTGAACGAGGCCAGGGCATCATTGGTATCAACGGCGATGAAAACCCAATTTGACGGTCTTGTTACTGATTTGAATACTCAGATCGGCAATTATAACAAGATGAAAAAGATGCTGATGAACATGGGGCTATTCCCGGTTGGACTGGCGATGAGTGGCGGTACGAAAGACCAGCTGAAAACAGTTGGGAATTTGTCAAAATTAACCGGTATTACCACAAATGTGAATACCCATTATGACAATTTTAACCTGATTAAAAAGATGCTGATGAACCAATGCTCTGTTGCTGCTGGATTGGCAATGAGTGCCGGAACAAAAGATCAGGTCAAATCTGTCAATAATATCAATTATCTGATTAATGGTATTCCGTATGCCAAAACAGCCGCCGATCCTTTGGGTGCATGGACAGTCGGACATACCGGGCTTGGTAATAGCGAAGAAGCCTATTACCTGATATGTCTGGATAGTGGTGGTACTTTATCAACCGTTGAGGGTGCTATTGTGGCCGCCGCCGCCGGTTGTGTCATGCCTGCTGTTCCTGCCGATGTTTGTGTGATCGGAGCTTTGAAGGTTGTCACAGGTGCAGGTGGAACATTTGTACCCGATACGACACTGTTGGATGATGCCGATATTACTGTTACATATCTTGATATGGGAATGATTACTGAAGGGGCCAGTTTTGCAGCTGATGCGTCGGCATTTGTGGATTCCGGTTCAGATAATATCGTAACCTACATTATTGACGGTGTAATTTATACGGCAGTAGCCGCCGATCCTCTAGGGGCCTGGACGGTAGGACATACCGGATTAGGAAACAGCGAAGAAGCATTCTATCTGATCTGTTTGGATAGTGCCGGAGCATTAACGACTGTTGAGGGCGCTATTGTAGCCGCCGCCGCCGGTTGTGTATTACCGGCTGTCCCGGCCAGTAAGGCCGCCATTGGAGCAATTAAGGTTGTCACGGGTGCAGCTGGTACATTCGTTCCTGATACGACACTACTGGATGATGCCGATATTACAGTCACCTATTATGACCTGGCAATGGTTAATTCAGGTTCGGATGAGGCTGTTGACGTGTCCGTTTCAGCGCGAGTAGCACCGTCTGTATCGGCTGCGGCTATAACAACGGTGGACTAAATCGATGCAGTTGAATCTCGACTATGTAATTGATCGTCGGTTGAACGACATTATTTATGCGCTTGAGGTGTTTGGTAGTTCTACGCTGCCAAACACCGCTCAGGCGGTGGAGCGTTCAGCCAACGTAGTAGTCGGGGTTTGGTCACAGATTGCCAGTGGAGCATTCAAACATGCGTCCGGTAGATATCTTCATGCCATTGAAAACGGTAAAATATATCCTTACAACAATGATCGTTTTCACTCAGCTGTTATAAATAATTTGCCGTATGCAAAGTATATCGAAAATGGTTCAGGGTCTTATGACATGAAAAATATCCTGAATACATCCAATAAGGTCAGGGTATCAAAAAAGGATGGTAAACGATATCTGATCATCCCGTTCAGGCATGGAACTCCCGGATCGGTCGAATTTAATCCGATGCCAAAAGCAGTTCATCAGGCGGCAAAAGAAATGACACCGAGCCGAAGAACGGCTGTATTCAGCGAACCAAGTCAACAGGGCGCAAAATCCTATAAAGAGGCACAATTATTTCTATCCCAGGGACATCCCCAGGGTAAAATGGTGACACGTTCAAGTTATCAGTGGGGCGGACGATTAAGTAAAAACGATGTGCCCGGTATGAATAAAAATAATGAGGGTATGGTACGATTTCCGAGGGATGATAGTACGGTGGGGACAAAATATATGACATTCCGGGTTATGAAAGAGGGATCAAGCGGTTGGATACGTCCTGCAATGCCCGGTATGCACCTTGCGAACAAGGCTAAAAATGCCAGTTCGTTTGTCATTCAGAGAATAATTACAGAGGGATTTGAGGCTGATAAAAAAATGTTCCTGGAGATGTATCTGTGAATCTGAACACAATACCACAAGACCTAATGGATGACTTCGGAGTAATAGTGAAATATTATTCCGGTTATCTGTGCAGCTGCTACGGGTCATATAATGGTTCCTATGATCCTAAATGTGGTTGTTTTGGTGGTTTTCGATATCATTCTCCGATTGAATACCGGTTGATCAGTACCAATATCCGGTATGATAAAATTACCGAAAAGGCTGGTACAATACTGCAGGGCGGACGTTTAATGACTGTTCCCTATATGCTTGATAAAAATAATGCCCAGATCACAGGTAAAATTAATCTGAGTGCTGGGATTAATCTTTCAAGTGAATATAATTTAAATATTGGCATTGACGGTAATGCGGCGGTTGAAATTGACTGTTCAACGGATGCCGGTGATCCTGAAAATGTCAAAATCCAAACAATTATTGCAAATATTAATACCGCATTGCATGATACATGTGCTTTTGAAACCGATGTGAACGGTAATATTGGGACCGGGTATATTACAATTCGGTCATTGACTGCCGGTGAATCATCCAAAGTAAAAATATTAAAACCGTCGGCCAATGATGCTACTTATGATATACTTGGATTGAGTGAAAGCGGATATCCTTATGATTATACATGGTTAAATAGCGGACAGATATACTTACCGATTTATAATACTCTGTCGGTGGGTGATGTTTTTGTAATGAAAAATCGGTTTTTTAGGGATTCTGCTTTATGTCAGAGATCCGTGAATGATACGATTAAGGCATTTGATATTGAGAACATTGAACAAATATCTCAAAAATCCACTATTTATAAGCCTGGTGTTGATTATTCTGTCAGTGGTAATATAATTACATGGATTGATGGTGGTAATTCACCGGAAGACGGTAATTATTACAGCGTTGAGCATCGTTTACCATTGCAGTATATCATGCACAGCGATATGGGATCGGACAGGGGCGGTGATGACGATCAACCGGCGAAAAAGGTTATGGTAGCATTGCGGAATTATATCAATGCCCAGAGTTTGACAATTGACAATTTAGGGGAATAAAATGCAAATAAATCCAGTAGAATCTACGGGACATGTATATAAAACTTTAATGAGTGATGGTAAATACCTGATTTGTGGCGGTGATCGTAATATGGTAAGCATTACCGACAAACAGGATACTTTGAGTGATAAGGGCGGTTTGAACGTTGTTAAACCGACCGGTAAAATATTAATAAAACAAGGTTATGTTAGCGGGTCGGACAACATTCGGGGTACGGAATTACCGTATGATCTGAGCGCTGCGCCATTCAGTCCTTCCGATTGGTTGTTTTATGTTGATCTTAATATTGTATCCGTCGAACCTGACCTTGCAACGGTCAAAAGAGTGATACTGTTTTTAACCGAGGACATGGAATTATCTACCGGTAATTTTGTATGTGTTTATCAAAAAGCAGATAATAAGCTCTATATCGTAGCATCGGACGGGACAAATTCTCTGTCTGAAACAGTATTATATGATACGGCATTATCCGATGATACAGATTATTCAATTCAAATAGGATATAACGGTATTCAATTTAGCATAACCGTTGATGGTCATGCAGGTGAATATGTCAATAAACCGGCGGGATATGATCCTACTGGATTAAAATTTTATGGATGGGGGTTCATACCAGTACTGGATGCTAATACATTATTACAAATTGCATTTAGTTATGGGAATCAAGTTGATCTGACCGGTAATTATACAATTGAATGGGTACGGTCAAACTTAGATGCAAATTGCAAGCCGGGATTGATCGGTTCAGGACTGCTTAATAGCGGAACATTCAAAATACCCAGTTTGAGTGAAACCGGGTATTCGATTATTGCATTGATAAAACCGGGAACGGCAAATGAATCCTATCTGAAAATCGGCAGCGATGTATTCTCTGTGGCCGGGGCAGAGATAGATAAATGGGTATGTGATATACAAACAGGGGCCGGAGCATTGTCCGGTGAAGTACAGGTATTTGGCAATGCCGGAAATAGTGCAAATCCGACCACTTCGGCAGAAAATCCGACCACTTCGGCAGAAATACCTTCTGTGATATTTGACGGCGAAATGTGTCTTCTGGTCATTCGTAAGAACGAAATATCGGCAGCAGTGCAGGAGCAAATTATACATGCTTTGTATGCTGCGGCGGGGAATATTGAAATAGATAGAGTAATAATAAGATAAAGGAGCAATAAAATGGCTGGACTAAACGATCAATGGCAAAATGTATATCAGAAATTATTAATCAAAGAACTTGGCTGGCCTATAGCGGGCGATCTAAGTCGTCCCGGTGCCGAATTCATGTCAATATTTAACTCATTACCAAATAATAAGGTATTGTTTGACCAATATGGTTTTCCAGGGGTTTATGTCTTCATCCCGAAGTTCAATTGGGACCCTACGAACGGCTTTGCTTCGGCACTGGTTCACCCGGCTTTCATCTGGGGAGGTGTGGAACATGCCGGATTCTGGGTCGCAAAATACCAGGCTTCCGCCATCATAGCTGCTACGGGTGCAATCAAGGCGACTCAAATTGCGGATTGGTCAGGATCGGTTGCCGGTCATGTGGCAGCATCGTTGCCCTATCAAGACCCGGCGGTATATTTGAATTTCAATGCTGCGATTGATATTTGCGAAGCCAAAAACTCTGCGGCGATGCGGGCGGCTGGCAATATATTCCATCTAATGACAAACGCTGAATGGGCGGCAGTTGCATTGTGGTGTAAACAGATGTATAAGGATAGCATATTTGCATCATATTGTCGGGGCAATAATGACTACTGCCGGGACATTGACAATAAAGGAATTACAGGATTGCCGCTTAACGAAACGCTTACAATCGGGAGTAACGGAGGTTCTTACGGAGCGCCTTATTATGGCAGATGGAGAACCGGAAGCGGCGGAGTTTTATCATCTCACAACTTTGACCCATCGGGTATATTTGATATGAATGGCAATATTTGGGAGTGGATAGTCGGGCTACAATCACCGGATGCGGGGACTGCAAAACAAGCCTGGATCATTCCTGACAACGAGGCGGCCATTGCGACACCTGCTCAACTCAAAGACATCGCAACCGCACCAGGCGCACCGTGGGCACAGATAGGTGAATGGAACAGCACTACCGACGAAGATTTCAGCAAAGAGAATGCTGCCAATTTTACCCCTGCCGGAGCATATTCTGATGATGATGCGGAAATACTGGCGTTGATTGCCCATAGCGATGTTACCGCCGATTACGGGAACGATTACTTTTATAAACCAGATGTCGGTGAGAACAATGTTCCGCGACGTGGCGGCCCTTGGAGTAATGGGGTCAAGGCCGGTTTGTTCGCTCTTCACATCGGGTATCTGGGGGGCGGTGTGGACGGCGGTATCGGCTTGCGTTCCGCTTTTGTTGGTGATCTGAGTTCTGTAACCTGATAATCTGAAAGGGAATATCGCAAATGCAATGTAATACGCTACTAATTTTAGATCGGGCATACGAGGCCACAAAATACGCCTATATTGCATTGAAGTATTTTCCGAAGAGTGAGAAGCATGTTCTGGCGGCGGATATCCGGCAGGATTTTTATAAAATGATCGAGTTAATGATAATAGCAAATAAGAAACGGAATAAAATGCATGAATTGTTTCAATTGGATGTTCATTTGAATGGGCTTCAATACAAAGTCAGGCTGGCAAAAGATTTTGCATATATACCGTTTAAAAAATATGAGATTTTATCTGAGAAGTTAAGTGAAATCGGTAGAATGCTTGGCGGTTGGATAAAAACTCAGAAGGGCTAATGTTGAAGCGTCTGTTTCCGCTACGTGGCGGCAATTGGAATAATGGGGTCAAGGCCGGTTTGTTCAATCTTAACATCAATAATCTGGTAAGCAATGTGAACAACAATATCGGCTTGCGTTCCGCTTTTGGAAAATGCCGGATATTACATTTTCAAGGAAGTGTAATCAGCGCAATATCAAAAGGAATATTAGCCCTTGCCGACAAAATAGTATCCGGCATTGCCGGTGCAACGGCAAAACAAATGGAAACTTCAAAATCGGGGGTAGTAATTCTAAGACGGATGAAACTCCCGATGGAGATTGCACAATGAAACGTTACGGCAATCTGTATAACAAAATAACAGAATTTGAGAACCTGTATTTGGCCTATCGCAAGGCATCCCTAGGGCATAAGGAAAATGGAGAGATATTGGAGTATATGTTCGATTACGAATCCAGACTATTCCAAATCCAAGACGAACTAATTAATAAAACCTATTGTACCGGCGAATATAAAAAATTTCATGTATATGATCCCAAAAAACGATTAATAATGTCACTGCCGTTCAGAGATAGAATAGTACAACATGCCTTGTGTAATGTTATTGAACCAATATTTGATAAAGGGTTTATATTTGATTCCTATGCCTGTAGATTAAATAAAGGCGCACACCGGGGAATACAGAGAGTAAGAAAATTCATCAATAGTCTTGGCGATAATATCCATGTATTGAAATGTGATGTAGCAAAGTATTTCTATAATATAGATCATTCGCAGTTAAAACAGATAATCCGTAAAAAAATCAAATGTGAAGATACATTATGGTTAATAGACCATATAATTGATTCTGATGGATCAGATAGAGGGATTCCAATAGGAAATTTAACATCCCAATTGTTTGCTAATATTTATCTCAATGAAATTGACTATTTTGTGAAACAGGATTTGGGTATTAAGTATTATGTCAGATACATGGACGACATTGTCATACTTGGTAATAATAAATCTGAACTATGGGATATATTTGAACAAATAAAACAATATATAAATAACGATCTTCATATTGTATTTAACGGAAAGACCAAATTATTTCCATTATCACAAGGAATAGATTTTCTTGGTTACAGACAATTTTATGAATTTAGTTTACTTAGAAAAAGATGCATTATTAAAAATAAACTAAACTTATTAAAACTAAGCAAATTATATAATTCAGGCAAAATTAGCTTCGATAAAATTAACCAGTCTATACAAAGTTTTATCGGACATTCTAAATGGGCAAACAGCTGGCGGATACGCAATAAGATATTAGGTAATATTATTTTAATTGGAGGATAAATAAATGTATAAGTATGTAAGAATTGGCAGCGAGGTACAAAACATTGCAATTCCTATCGATTCTCAGATTGATAGGCAGATTAAATTAAAAATACGTGAAAAGTACAGTCCAAGCGGCGAAGACGACGGCAAGCCGAACGAACTAGAGGTGCACAGCCGTGGCATGATTGATCCCAATGATGAGAAATTTCAGGAATATCTGGCATATCGCCAGGGATGCATTGATTGGGGTAAAACTCAAAAAGAGCAGGCCGCAGATGATATGGATATATGGGCCGATTATCAGTGGGACGAGTCGGTGGAAACGCGGGCTGAATTTATTACAAGACTGGAAAAAGCGGGATTGCTATAATCGATTATTTACAATTCGGAGATGTCTAATGCCTGACGGTAAAGAAAAAACAGAATCAACAATAACACTAAAAGTTGCAACATTGGTAAGTATTGTTGGTGGTTTTATGGCAATAATAGGTGTGGTCGTTGGTATATTAATAACAACATTATCAGCTCAGCCTATTCGTGAAAAAGTTGCTCAACACGATACAGAAATAGGCCACAACAAAGAAGGTGTCGCAGAAAATCGCAAGGATATTAAAGACATGATTAAACAAGTAAATGAAATACATCTTGTAGTTGTTGAGAATAAAACACCAAAAAGTGATTGAAATGAAAGAAGAAGTAAAAAAAGCATTTAATTATATTGGTGATTTCTTTAAGCAGAATACTGAAAATTCAATGGCACGTCTTATATCATTCATTTTAGTTATCTCAGGTATTATTTTCGCTTTTATACATCCGGATCATGTTGCAATGGCTTCTTTGATGATTGGTATTGGTGTAACTGGTAAAGTTATCCAAAAAAAGACAGAGGCAAGTACATGAGAAAATATATTGAAACAATTATATTATTGGCGGCGGCAGGATTATTTATTCTAACGATTACTAAAAAGCCGGAAATTGTTGAAACAACACTATATATGCCGGTTGACAGCCAGGCAATTATTCAAAAAGCAACCGAAGGTATGATACTATATGATTACGATGCTTTGGTAAAAGAATTCGGTAATATCTTTAAGGACACAACATTTGAAAAAATACCTGTTGATTCATTGATTCTAAAGGATTCAACGGTTATTCATCATTATTATTTACCGGCGATCTGGTCAGATTCAACCTTTCATTTTACAGATTCAACCGATACGTGGAGATACAAATTTTTTATGGATTTGCATACTACGGCATTTCTACCGCCGATTTCTGTAATTAAAAATGAAGCAGTATTGAGAGATTTTACAATACATGTAACAACCACCGTTGATAAAACACCATTGTATAAAAATCCGTGGTATTATGTCGGTATTGGCGCTGGATTTATAACCGGGGCATTAATAACTAGGTGATTTTATGAATGAGATATTTGGTAAATCAATATTACAACATGGATGCCATGGCGAAGATGTAGCTGAATTACAGCTGCGTCTGGCCGGATTCAACGGTACTGTCTGGGATGGTATCTATGGGCATGGTACTGAAAGACAGGTTATTGCATTCCAACGAGATTATATGAATGATAAGTCCCCTGATGGGATTGTGGGACCAAATACTATTCGGGCAATATTTGACTTTGCCAATGAATATCCAATTGATTTTGAGATGTTGAAATGTCCTTGCGGTAAATGTGATGGTTTTGGGAATGGTTTAAATTTTGGTGTTTACCTGGAAGGGAAACCACGGTGCGAAGCATATTGTCAATATGAATATCCGGGCATTCATAAGGCGATATTACATGCTTTCCGGGCATGTATGTTTTATGCGGTAAAGTATGGTTATCCGGTCCCGTTTCCGACCTGTGGATATCGCTGCACGGAAAATAACCGACAAAAAGACCGTAAAAGCACCAATCATTTTGGTAAAGCCATTGATTTTGATTTCCCAATGCAAACAGGTGATGATAAAAAAGATGATATGGAACGGTGTAATTCCTTTCGTAATAAGATGGTTGAATTTGGGATATTTCAGATTGGATGGGCGACTACTAATCAGAAATCTCTTGAACCGTCCCGGATTGCTCCAACTTGGATACATGGAGATATTCGTAATTATACCTATGAATATCTGTCCGATAAATATTTTGTTAAAAGTTTAAAGGAACTGGATGCGTAATGGTTAATCCATTGACAAGTATAAAAGCAACTAATCATCCGCTTGGGAATGAATTAAAACTGGAGTGGGTTGTACCAGCCGTTTTACCGACTAATTACCGCCTATACATATTCAAAAACATAGCGGTCATCACTGATGAACAGATAACTGCCTATTTCGCCGGTGAAGAAACAAAAGTACCGGTTACATACATTGAGCCGGATTCAGATGGTGTAATTGTTGACGGAATACTTGATATGAATGTGGATACCGGGAAGCACTATTATTACCGGCTTCTTATTCGGGATACAGATAGCGAAGAACTGTCCACTACTGTAGATGTTGATGCGGTTGTCACGTCCACTTTCACGGCAGATGCAGTTGATTGCAAGGAATTGGTCATATCGGCCATTAAGCGGATATTAAACAATTACCAGATGACTGAATGGAAAGAGTACGAGATAAAGCGTCAATGGACAGCACCAACAACAAAAAATTCAACTATCTATGTACTTCGTGCGCCGAACCAGGTAGTTCAACGGTATTTGGGTGAAATGATACCCGGAGGATTGGGACAGATTGATCAGGATAATATTGAAGTCATTTGGCAAGATCCGAATCATAAGCGAATTGACACGTTTACAAACCTGTTTCGCTACTCAAAATCGCAATTCAAGCGGTATATGAAGACTGAGGATATACTTGATATTGAAATAGTCATGGGCGGAGATGCGGTGGATGTAACAAACCACGACAGAATAGAACCCGCAGCGTCAATGTTGGTTCATTGCCAATTTGAAGTTCAGGAATTATTTCAAGATCAGGTTACGAATGCTATTTATAGCCAAGAATTAGTTGTTCAACCAAACGAATAAATAGGAGGGCGCCATGGCAACGAAAAAAGTCATTTCAAAAAAGAAAACGGGTATAAATACAGATAAAGTTGTTACGATAAAGCAGTTTGTCAAGGCCAGGAAACTACCGCTTTATATGAATGATATATTGTGTAATTACATCAATAAATCCGAACATGAGGGATTTCCCAAGACTGTTGTACGGACAATATTGGAGTGGGATGCTGTGTGTTTAAAAATGAACAATGAAAAGGCATAAAAATGGTATTGCCCGTTAAACTACTGGATTTGAGACAAAAAGATGTCCCGTTAGGCTGTACGCTGCGATGGGATTTCTATAAAGTTGAAAATATTACCGATTTTTTGTTTAGCGATGATGCTTTAGCGGCTGGCTATTATGGTCTTTATGGCACCTATTTAAACAGCGAAGAATATTTTATTCCATCCAATTCAAGAATGTATTTATTCCGTCGGATCGGGAGTCCAATTACTGATGATGATATTAACGGATATTTTTTCGGTGCGCCGACCGACACAGTGCCGGAAGAAATATGGATCATAACGCCGGATATCTATAGTGTATTACCGCGAAAAAGATTTGACAGAGAACGAATAAGTCACGATTGCACCGTGTATTATGCCCTGATAATAAGGGATATGGACACGGGGCTTATTAGTGCTAAGATAACCAATAACATTGTAATAACGTAAAGGAGCTAATTATGGCAGGATTTTATTTTAATGGGAGAATCAATTATTTCCCTGGGGCATTCGGGGAAATAAAAGTTGTTTCCGGCGCTGGTGCGGCCATACCCGATTTTCAGGTTGGTTTGATCATGGGGAAACAGGACCAGGGAAAACCATATACCGATGATGATCCGTTTGTCGGATTTTCAAAACTGTCCGATATATGGGACTATTATGGCAAGAATAGCGAAATTGCCGAAGCATTTGAATATGCAAAGAAAATGGGGATGTCAGCCTGTTTTTGCGTTGGTATAAATCCCTCTACGCAACCGGAACTCACTGTATTGGACGAAACGCCGGTTGATACCGTAACATTTACGGTCCGGGACTATGGGGCACATGCCAATGATCATTCAATTGAAATCGACGGTGTACATAACCGGACATTGGGTGTCGGAGCATCTACCAACTTCATATTGGGCGAAACCGTTGCCGATACTGCTACGGGACTGAAAACCGGTACCGTTATTTCTAAACCCGATGCTACTCACATGGTTATCCGGACAACCAGTGCGGTTATAATTGGAGCTGAGGCTATTGAAGGTGTAACATCCGCCGCAACCGCAACATTGCTGATTGCCGGTGCCGCAGTTGGCTGTGTGATTATGACTACTCCACCGAAAAACAGTCAATTTTTAGAGGCCAATGTAACCTTAGCCGATACCCAGATCAGTGTTCAGAGTGTTGATGGGATCAGTGCCGGTCAGGACTACATTTTGACGGACAATGACGGTACTTACGAAGATATTACGGTGTTAAGTGTTAATACTGTAACCAATGTAATTACCCTGGAGTCTGCGATTGCCACAGCCGCCGGATTTGATATAACCAAATATGCCCGGATTTTCCAGAATGATACGGATAATATCGAGGAATCCGATGTACTGTATAGCCAGGATGAAGTTGTGGCATATTACGCCGATGATGAAGACCGTCTATTGATCGGTGAAGAAGCGGCGGCTGATAAGGATGTACCGGCACAGATCGAAGGTACTTATGTATCTGAATTTGTAACCAGTACGCCGGGTACAATTCCAGCTGCGACAGTTACCGATTATCAGAACGCTTTTGCACTGTTTCCGGATTTATTCACGGAATTCTCACAGGTCTATGCCAAAGATATCCGGGTTATTTATCCTGTAACCGATAATGCAACCGTTCACGGCTATCTGAAAGCGTTTGCCACTGAACGCCGGGTATCAATCGGAAAACCAATTTCCGGTATTGTTGGCGGTGGTGATAATGATATCGACCGGACAGCATTGGATGAAATCAAGGCTATTAACAGTCAGGATGTCCAGTATGCGGTTGGTGGTGTGGATGATCTGCCATCGTATAAATCTCATGCCGCTTTATTGTTTGGAAACAGACTGGCGAATGCCGTTGCTCATAATCAGACCTTTGATAAGGTACCGGCTGCAAAGGTTGAAGCCTGGTACAATGAAGAATCGGCTATTGGCGTGGCACTGATTAGCGGCGGGGCAACGATCATCACCATTCCGAAACATGCAAAGGGTATGGGCTATGTCTGGGCCAAAGGTCAGAACACCTTACTGGCAAATAGCACACCGTGGAATCTGGATAATACAACCTACCTGGTTATGCAGCGTGATCTTTCCGATTATTCTTCAAAGATCATGGTCGAAGGTTATGAATCCCAGTTTGTCGGTAATGATAATTTGACCGAAGCCGATGTTGACCGGTTTGCAAAGGCCACAATTTCTTCGATGGTTGCCAAGGGAATCATCACATCCGGTCAGGTAGATGAAATTATCGATGAAGATGAGGGATGGACAATCAAATGGCTGGCAAAACTACCGAAAGAACGGAATTATATCGGTATTGTAACCCAAATCTTAGTATAAGGAGTTAATTAATAATGGACTACAAAGCCTTTAAAAAAACAAGCAAATACCTAAAGGTATTTAGCGGATCAGAAGCTGGGTATATCATATACCTGAATACCGATACCGAACTGAAACCTATCGGGCGTGGATCGGGATTCAATGCCGATGGTACAATTGAACAGATACCGGTTGAGGAATACGGTGTTGAGATTGTCCGTGAATATGCGGACGGTAAATATACGATTGCCGGACGTTTTGAATCTTTCTTCATTCCTGCACAGGAAGACATGATGCCAAATACCCAGAATTTCAGGGACAAAGAATATGTCGTTGACATGGTATGCGCCGGTAATGTCAATGCAAAATTACTGGAAGGATATACCTATAAGGACCAGGACGGTAACGACAAGGTGTTGGCAGCTGGTGATGTAATTGCTTTGGATGGAACGGTATTGAAACGCTGGAGAGGTGTGAAATTAACCGGTAAGGGCGTTAATCAGAGCAGTCGAGGATTGATTGGTGTCAATGTTCCGTTCGTAGCAAGCCGTGAATTTTCCGGCGACGAAGTTGATCAGCAGATCGATACACTGTAAACAATTAAACCGGTAGAGGCAGATGATGAACAATACCGTTGAATTTACCATAGATGGGGTCGGGACTTTCGAGTTCCGATCCCAATTAACTCACGTTGAAGAAACCAAACTTGAGATGATTATAGACAAGTTTATGGACTATAAACTGAATGAGATAAGGAAAGACGCATTTCATTATCAATCATTGGCAGTCGATAGAATTCTCAAAAATAAGTTTGGTAGCCGGGAACAATCCGAATTGAATGAATCTGAAAAGGCCGAATTTAACCAGTTGTATAAAATGGATGCCAGTAATGAGGCGGTCATTGCAAAACGACTATTTTGGGAAATCCGGTTGATTGAAGAACCATTCAAATTAAACATTCTGAAAGTACGTGTCCCGGATGGATTTGATTTTTTAAAAATTGACAAATCAAAAGACAGTTTGTTTTTCAATATTATGGCTGAATTTAACAAGGCCATAGAACCTGTCGAGCAAAAAAAAAGCTGATCTATGAAATAATAAACTCACAAGGTTCAGAACGTGATTCACTTCCAAAATGGTCAGAGTATAAAAAATTTGATAATTCGATAAAGGGTTGGTGGAAACAGTTCTACGAATATTCAAGCACTGATCCACGTTATGCCCAAGCCACGATGACCGACATATTGGATGATTATTTGATACATCTTGCGGCTGTTGACAATGAGAAAGAAAGAACGGGTAAAAAGGCACAAGAGGAATGGGAAAACGAGATGAGTAACCCGGACAAATTTGCTGAATGGCAAGCACAGCATACGATAAAACATGGTCAGCAGGCAATTAAACTACCAGGTAAAACAATTACATTAAAAAATACGGATAAGAAGCCTGATGCGTGATTTAATAGTAAATGAATGGCAATGTACGGATAAGCCTAAGATCGCTTCACAGGCTTTAAAATTGACGGTATATTCAGGTGTTTTATTAGTGGGGGGTGCATGAGCGACGAGATTGGAATCCACATCAGGGCACGAGCGAATTTATCGGAGGTTGACGCGGCCGCCAGAAAGCTCGAGAATTTTGGCGGAGCATCTAAGCGTGTATCATCACAAGTACGTCAACTTGTGGATTCGTTAAAGGATAGTGCCGGTACGGATGTAAATAACCTAGCGCAGGAAATTGATAAACTACAGAAGAAGATACAGCAGCCTGGTATATCAGATAAAGAGCGAAAACAGGCTAAGGGCGAAATAGATGATATTCGGACAAAAATCAAAGAATTAAAGCAATTACAGAAAATTAAAGCGGATGATTACGGATCAATGGAGCAAACTGCCCGGATGTACCTGGATCAACTGAAAAATAAAAGAGCATTGACGAATGCCGAAAAAGACCATATCAAAGAAGTTGAAAAAGGATTGGCATATCTTGAAAAGTACAATAAGGCCAAGCTTGATTTAGAAGATGCTCATCTCAATAAATTACAGAAAGATTTGCAAACCCAGGACGAACAAGCGAAACGTGCCGGATTGGGTGGTGCGGGGCAGACAATAAAACAATATGGTAAGCAAGCTTTGGGTGTGGTTGTCGGAGGATCAATTGTCGCCGTAGCTGTTCAGGCTATGAAGAAATGGGCAGAAGTTGATACCGCCATTGTAAAAACGGGTGCATCACTGGACGATATGAGTAAGAAAAGCGTAGAAGACTTGATGGGAATCGGCAAGGCGTTTGGATATACCAAATCGGAATCACTGGCTTTTATTGAGACCCTCACATCAATAAGCGGCAAGATAGACAAAGACAAATTTGAAGAAACCGGAATGCGTAAATTTCTTGACTGGGGGAGAGCGATGGGGGTTGGACCAGCCGCTTTGCAAATGAGGGAAATACAACGATGGGGTGGTGAAGGAGTTAAGCCGGGAGCGCAAGAGGGTCAAGACAAGTATTTTCTAACTCAATTTACGGCAATGGCACGGATGATGAATATGCGTGAAGGCCGTATGACGGAATTTATAGATACCGCGATAGACTTGACCAAAACAATGGAGAAAACATTCATTAAAGTTGACGAACAGGACATATTCAGAAATATTCTGTTCCCATCAATGGTATTTGGCGGATCAGACAGAGGGAGAGGACAGAGGGGTTTGTCATTTATGCAACGGCTGAACGAGGGAATGACCGGCGGCGGCGATTTGGCAAACCTGATGTTGTACCGGACTATCGGATTACCAAAGAGCTGGGAACAAATGTGGAGTTTAAAGAAAGTACGTGAACAGGGACCATTCGGCACACTCGAACCGGGCGGCGAACCACTGATCATGGGGCTTATTAAAAGCTTCCAGGATATGTTTGGCGGCGGCGCAAGAGGAATGGCGGCTATGAAAGCCGCAATGCCCAATATGAGCGCTGTAGAGATAGAACAGATGTTTAAAATGGAAGCGGGGCTGAAAGCCGGTACATGGAACCTGGAAACAGGCGAACTAAAAGCCAAAAGAAAAGAAGAATTAGAAGCGAAAGGGTTGAAATACGGCGAATTTGTAAACGAGCAAGGAGAAACAAAGAAGGGATTTACGGGACTTGGTGAAAAAGATATGAAAACGCTGCTGACAATCCCGGAATTTACAGAACTGTGGGCGGGAAAGAGCAAGGTATCTGCCGGTGAAAGATGGAAAATGCAGATTGAGAGTATGCAATATTCGATAGGTGGCATATTCGGACCTACTGTTATCGAATTAATGACCGGCCTAGCAAGAGGTGTTGATGCCATTGCAACCAGATTTGGAGAAAAATACGGGTATGAATCACAGGCGGCTCTTTTCGACCAAATATTTGGTGAATACAAAAAACCATTAAAAAATGAGATGGAGGGGATAGATAAGCGTATCACGGAAATAGATAAAATAAAGGAATTGGCCAGGGGTAAAAAAGAGGGTGAAAAAGATTATCTGGCAGAATCATCTATAAAAGCACTGGAAAAAGAGCAAGAGGATTTAATGGTGAAGAAGGAAAGTCCCGCGCTTCAATGGGTAGATAAGAATTTAGGGTGGCTGGCTAATCCTCTATTCCCCAAGCAAGACGAACAAAAAGAGCAAGATAATACTGTTGGGGCCGATGATCCGATGGGCGTATTCAGAAATATGGTCAGGGGCCGGGGTCCACATGACTACGTATCATCTTCTGGCAATTATGAATACAGGACATCCAAAAATAAAGCGGTTGAATATTTGATGTCTCAATATGGGAATATGACAGAAAGTGACGCACTTGGATATTTGAAAAATGTAGAGAAAGCGATAATTAAAGACAATCAAATCCTTGATGATGCTAACCGGATTCAGAAAAAGCAAGACGAAGCATATACCGCAAAAGCAAACATGGAAAGTAAATCGTATTTGGGTGGTTTTGCCGATTGGTGGAAGATGATTAAATCTACCGGAGAGGCAAAAGATTTGCAAGCATTTACAGAGATAATGAAACCATCTCAACCTAACATTACAAATAATTATAATATATCGATAGACGGTGAAAAGGTTGGCTATCATGTTAATCCGGTTACAAAAGAAGTTACAATAACCCCGCCTGATTATTTACCACCACGGGACAATGCTAATTAGGATAATTTATGGTAGAACAATATAAAATCAGATCCATTAGACCACGAATTCAGATGTGGAATGATTTCTTTGTTGGTAAGGATATTACCAACTCATTGTTATCTGTCGAAACAAACAAAAGCGTCAATGACATTGCCGGAACATTTACTATCCAATTAAGACCCAATGAGGGGATGTTTGGTAAAAATAGTGATTGGTTTTATGATCGGTTCGATCCACAGGACGTAATCGGGATCACATTTGATACGGCTGGCAATAAAGACGAAAAGGGCAAGGATAAAGGTTCACAATTCTTAGGAATAGTAGATGTCCCCCAAAAGTCCAATAAATATTCTGATGAAAACCCATCCCGGACAGTTTCTATCTCCGGTCGTGATTTTGGGTCATTATTATTAGACGACGATCTGATCAATATTCGTGAAATCTTTCTGCAACCAAAAGAAAACGGTGTCCCTGCCGGACTTGAAGGTGAAACATCAAAAATAGGTAAAAATTATTTCATATCTCCGGCATATAACGGAATAGAAAAAGATATTGCCGAAAAACTGAGGGGCAGGCACCCTTGTTTTACACCGGAATGTTTGGTAGGAATCGGGCCGGTATTTTCTACAGCTGCGCCGGTATTCTCTTTCATGGACGCTCCGGTTATCGATGCGATAAAATTCATCATGGACAATACAACATCTATTCGGAATCTTGTTTATATTGCTCCGAAGGGTGAAACTGAAAAAACACTGGTCCACAACCTGATCAATTACCAGGATTATGTGGTACAACGTCCTGAATATGTCTGTATGCAGACAGCCGCTTTAAGCAGCTATCAGGGTAATTTACTGAATTTCATCCGCCAGGTATTGGATGCTGATTTCAATGAATTGATGGTAGATACAAAGGACGGTGTGAGTTATTTGCGGGTGCGGCCTAAACCATTTGACCGGGTTGGCGATTCCGTTAATCAACAGATAATTGCGAATGACGATCCTTTTTGTTGGGATAATCTAAAAACCTTTGTTAGTGATAAAGATTACCATGTTATTGAAAAAACAGAAATAATCGAATTAAATTTACATCGGAGTAAAAACCGGGCTTATAGTGTTTTCAGGATCACGCCGGGAGCCTTAAACGATTTTAACGAATTATACGGCTTTACTCTAAACCGGTCGGCGGTTGATCTTTATAATATGCTCAGGTACGGATTTAAAAAAATTGAATCTGATGTTCATGTAACATACGCCGGGCATGTTGATATTATCGACCAACTATTTATCGAATGTCGTGATCGCCTGAAAAACTGGAATATCTATTGCCCGATATTTGAAGAAGGGACTATTGTAATCCGGGGACGTGAGGACATTCATATTGGTGATAAAATTTATCTACCCTGGTATAAACGTGAGTATATATCTAAAGAGAAATCATACACTATTGAAGACATAACGGTTGGCGACGGATACGAATTCTATGTTACGGGTGTAAAAAACCGGTGGGAAATCGGATCGGCTTATATAACTACTCTTACTTTAGACCGGGGATTGAACAAGAAAATACTGGCAGAATATATCGATGAGAGAAAACGGACGCTGGAATATATATCGAATAACGTAGAGAATTTATACAAAAAAATGAGTCAGTTTGAAGAATGGTAAAAAATAAACAGGGCGTTAATACATTCAGTCTGCATATCGGCAGAATATTTAAAAACAATAATAATGTCTATATGATCGACGAATCGCAAAATGTTTATCCCGTAAAATCACTGTCATTTATAAATAAATATTTCAATGGCCAGGAAGGTGATGTTGAATATCCGCGTATCTGGGAGGATAGTACCGAAACAATTAAAGAAACAACCGGGAAAACAGAACCCAAAGAGGGTGATATTGTATTATTTGGTTTTATAGGCGGCAGGGTAAACTTTCCTGTAATATTCGGATCAATATCACAGTTGAATCTATTCGGTGATAAATACCGGTCAGAATTCGCCGGTTTTCTGGATATGCAGGAAGCAAGGCATCTGATCAAAGAAAACATTAAGCGTAAAATAGAACTGACTGAAGACAAATCCGGTAATTTCGAGAAAACCATCACCACCTATGAAGATATAGAAAATGAACGTGATCCACAGGAAGAACGAGGATCATGTAAATTGACAATCGGCAAGGATGGAGAGATTGTCCTAGATATTGCCGAAATAGCCGAAATGACCGGTACCGGGAATATTACATTAAACCTAAAGGGAAATGACGGCCAGACAAACGGTAATATAAATGTTAATTTCAATGGCAAACTTAGTCTGATCAATACCGACGATGAGGGAGTGGCGAACGGGAATAAAATAGTTATCGATAATACTGATGGTGAGGAATCCATATCGATTGAAGATAAACACGGAAATAAATACAATAGTACCAAAGATGGTACTGTATTCACCGACGTAAACGGCAATACTTATACGAACAGTGCCGATGGGATAAAATTAGAGGATAAGGACGGTAATATCATCGAATTCAAGGGTGCAACATTGAGTTGTTTACCAAAAACGATGCTGAATCTGGGGAAAGCGGCGGCCATAGCAATCAATAACTTTCCGGCTTGCTTATTTACCGGAGCTCCACATTCAACGTCAGCAGATGTAAAGGCATAAATATGGCTTTAAATGGAAATGGTTTGGGAGATGAAATATACGCTGCTTTGGGTCTGGATAGCACATTGCCCGATGCGGCCACAAAGGATGCGGTTAAAACTACATGGGAAAAGATAGGTACGGCAATCGTGGCACATTTAGTAAATAATATGGAAATAAATGGGTTGAAAGTTACTTTGGATATGAGTTTGGCGGACATCTTCGGTGCCGGTGTACCTGTACCAATGGACGGTGGGGCTGTATTGCAGTTGGCTTGGAAAGCGATAACTGCCGGTGGATTGGCCGATAATGCGACACAAAACAATGATGGAACAGGATTGATTCAATGAGTTATACTTCGGTATTGGGAAATATAGCAACGGTTCTCCGGGACTTATCGAATATTATCTTTTTTGAATTTTCAAAATATGATAATGAAAAGGGTGAAAATACATTTCTGTATGCGACATTGCTATATACTTTACCGACCGAAATCAATTATACCTATCCATCAAGAAATAAATTTACACAGACAATGGAAGGTGGGTTTTTAGATAAATTCCCGATGGGATTACCCAAAATAAAGATGTCCGGGACATTCGGAAAAGAACGCCGGGGGCTGATGTATTTTGATGGTCTTACCAGGTTACAATTATTCAAAGAACTGATCATTAAACAATATCATAAAGTCGAAACTAAAAAGATTCCTTACACCAATGAATTCAATTACAAAATTAAAAATGCCTTATTGGGTAAGTATAAATTATCTGATACTGAAGTATACGTATTGACTATGTACGATTTCATTAATAGCGAAGTCTGGTTGATTGATCCGACAAGCTTTGATATCAGTGAATCGGCACGTTCTCAGTCCAATTTACCACGTTATGATTTACGGATGCAAGCCATAGGAAAACCGTTGGGCGGTGTTGTTGATGATATATTGCAGAAAACATTGGATATAAGAAATGCGGCATTGGCTATAGATCAGATAATGGGCACTATGGCGATTCAAGAAAGATTCAAAACCCAGATTGATCCGGTTTGGGAAAAATTCAAAACAATATTCAGGGCCTAATATGGAAGACTATTTCGGATTATTAAATGAACTCATCGGATTATTTGAACAATTGTATAACGATTATTTATATAAGAAATCAACACAAACAGAGGTCGATATTGATCAGTTTACATCCGTAACGGATTATGATGATGAAATAAACGGGACATTGACCATACTTGCAAACCTTAAAATGCTTAAAAATGCTCCGAAGTTTGCCCGGCTGACACGTCAACGATGGTTGGAATATCTTGAAGCGGTTGGAAATGGTGAGGATTATTATTTACAGGTAACGGCACCTTATACGGTTAAAGAATATGAGGATATACAAACCATTGCAGAATATTTTGATACCGATTGGATGGAAATATTAAGAGTCAATGACTTGAAAAGTGATGAGGTAGTTGGCGGACTGGTGATCAATATTCCGATATCCAGAATGTATGATATTTCAAATGTCAACTTGTCTGTAATGGGTAGTCAGGATGGTGAGATGGCCATGGGATTAGATTTGGAGAATAAATTAGTTGCAAGCTATAATGGTGATATAAAAGTCGTTGGGAAACCATGAGTGAATATACCGATACATTAAAACAGAGTATTCAAAATTACACACTTCCTATATTAGAGGAAATTATGACCGGAGGTTATGAGCCGGAGATTATTCCATCGGTAATCAAAGCAAGATTATCGGCGGCCTATTCAAATGATCAGCGTATTTCAGAGATCATAAATATTGAAATTACCGAAGACGATGAATCTTATAGTGTATCTTCGGAAATCCGGGCGGTCAATTCAAACGAAATAATTGAAGTATAGGGGCAAAAGATGTCAATCAAAACCGAAAAAGATATTGAAAAAGAGTTAATACAGGATTTTACCGTTGCCCAGGATACAGTAACCTATTTTGGATCGGGCAGTGTGATCAGAGCATTGTTTATTTCTATTGCCCGTAGATTGGCCGAATTGTGGTATGATTACGGCCAGAAAATAAAAAACCTGTTTCTTAGTACATCGTCTGATGATGATTTGGATATATACGGGTTAAATAGAGGAATTGCGCGGTTAAGTACATCGGCTTCTCAGGTATTATTGGTCTTTCAGGGTATAAATACGACAGTTATACCGGAAAAAACACAAATAACCGGTGATCATGGCTATGTATTTGAAACACAGAACGAAATAACAATCAATACGGATGGTGGTTATACATTTGGAAGTGAGGCATTGGGAGCATCGGTACTTGCTAATTGTACGGCAACCGGAGCCGCTACCAATGTGGCTGAAAATACGGTCAATAAATTGGTTGTTGCGATTGTTGGGGTTGATAGCGTTTCCAATCCATTACCGGCTTATTACGGTACAGACATTGAAAGTGATGAAGAATATCGATACCGGATCAAAAACCAGATTAGCATTCTTAATAAATCTACTGAGGCTTTTGTTCGTGAAGCATGTAAGGAGGCCATTTCGGATATAAACCGGGTTTTTGTTGAAAAAGCAATTGGTGAAAATATTATCAATATCTATACGATTACCAGAAGTTGCACGTATCTATCGACAGCGCAAAAAGCATACGTTAAAAAGTATTTGAATGATAATTGGATAATTCTACCACAAATCACTATGCTTGATTTACCGACGACGATAGTTGATATATATGCAATTGTGAGGCCGGTGGCTGGTAATACTCTAAATGATGTATTCATTTCCGTTGCTGATTCAATCATGGAATATCTGGATTTTAGAACATGGGTACTGGGAACGGATGTTGATAGCGATGATATACTCCAAATATTTTTGAATGATGAATTAATTGATGATGTGGACGTTCCGAATTTCACACCGTCTGCTGATATTGAAGTGGCCTATAACTCAATTCCATTGTTGGAAAATATTACCCTGGTCCACATGGATAATAGTTCTATATCTATAAATCTGGATTTACATCCATCATTGTGAGATAATATGGCAATAAGCACATACGACAATCTGATAAAACGACTGCAGGGATTTATAGACAATACCAGCGCAGTATTGCAGAGTATATTAACTGTGATAGCTGATAAAATAGACGAGTTAAATACTGAAATTCAATCAGCCAGTGAGGTCAACCAGCCGAAAAAGAAATTACGACAGATCCTTTCAGAGTGGAATTTATTAGCATCGCCGGTATGTACGGTCGAGAATTTACAAAATATATTGAGACACCGCTATGATTATCATTCACTAAGAGGATCGGAATATGGGATATTGGATGATATTGATTTACTATGCAATAGCGGAGCAAACATATATACAACTCCTCCGGTATTAGAATGGTACGTTGATATTACTTATCCATTTTGGAGCGATGATATTCTGGCAACATATTTTGATTTTGCGTCTTTTGATGACAAAGAGGAATTTTATTACGGAATGACAGGGTTCACTGGTTTTTATGCGGAGTCGGTGGATTCGCCATTGGATTTTACAGATGCCTGTTTCGGCTATTTAATTACCCTGGGTATTGCGATACGCTTTGCAATTGACAATACGATGCTTACGGAATCTGAAATTAAAGAAATCATTAGAAAAAATAGTTTACCGATACATCTTGACGTTCTACTTGATGTAGTCGAAGACACATTTAATTATTTAATGCTAGAACAAAACATGAACTGGATTTAAAAAAGGAGCTTTATTATGCCAAACACAAGTTATTTCTATCGTGTAAATATGCCACGGGGAACGGCATTTATAATGACTGAAAGCTGGGCTACGGGCGCTACACCACATATCCTGATTGCACCGGAAGCCAATGAGGAAATATTTATTGAGGAAATCGGGATTCAATGTAGCCTGGGATTTACGATGCCAGCCGGTAAAAACATCGTATTTACTGGTTTAAACGAATCGGATGGTACAACGGCATTTGAAGTACATACAATCGAAGAATTGATGGCATTGCTGAATGATCTATATATCGATGCAACCGTAATCGTCGGAAAACTCAAACCTAAACCACCATTAAAATTAACTGACAGTGGGGGTGAAACGCTGAATATTGAGCATACGGATGGTGACGTGGGAGTAATAACCGCCGGTACGATTACATTTATAATAAAAGGATGGCGATTGGCCGAAGCGGACGATTAATAAATAACTAATAGGTAATAGTATGAATGAAGTAATTCTTGGTAATGGTTTGAAATTGACGGCTGATAGCCTGTCGATTTTTAGATTATTAATTGAAGATACAATCCGTGAATATATCGGTTTGCGAATGTCAGTGCCGGGCGTGGTAATGAAAACCGATTCCGACAGGAGTTTTTTAATCGACCTTGATCCTGCCGGTGACTGGCGGGTTGCGCCGGGATATATTATCAATAGTGATAATGAGATCGTTATTAATACAAATGGTGTCAGAACGGCAACAGACCGATTGGTCCCTGTACCGGGATTGGTTCCTGGCGGATTGACCGGTGACAATCCATTGGATTTTACGGCAGGCATCGAGCAATGGATTGTTATTTCAACATCGGAGTTGACCCACAGTATCGATATAGGAGATATCACCGTAACTGCGGGGTCTAATAGCGTTCAGGGAACAGAGACATGGTTCACGAAATATGTCAAGGTAGGACAGACTATCACCGTGTCCGGCAGCGCATTTGGCAATGATGGTGATTATATCATACAATCGGTTGGCGATGATACTCATTTACATACCGTAGAAGATTTTGTGGCAAATGAATCCGGGTTGAGATTTACAGTCAAGGGTACATATTTTGAGGGTTATCCTCCGGGCGGTGACAAGAGCCTCTATTCCTATAATTCATTTACATTCCGAACAACGACCGTCACACCGGTATTGGCCGATGGTGAATATGTATTGGCGAAGTGTGATTACGCGCTTGGCGTGTGGACGGCAACCGATTTACGCAGCAGCAATCAATTTGCAATATCGGGGTTACGGACAGTAGAATTAATGGACACCATTATTACACTAGCTAAAATGGCTAATAATAGTGTTGATGAGAATAAGATAATCAATACAACATTTGGGGCCGGATTAGAAGGTGGTAGTGGTGTTAAACCTAAAATCAGTGATCTGGGTGTGGTATTGGCTATGATGGCCGCCGAAAGCGTTGATCATAACAAATTAAAGAATACGGCCTTTGTTGGTGGTGCATTAGAGGGTAGTGGCAGTGGAGCCATTGTTAATATTAAAAATCTTGGTGTCGCCCTGGCGATGATGGCTGCCGAAAGTGTGGATGAAAATAAAATAATAACTGGCACTGGAGATGGAGCAACAATTGCCGGAGGGAGTGGAACTAAGTTAAATGTAATTTCCCAACATAAGTATTCTGCATATAGATCAGGAACTAATTTTGAAATTCCTCATGCCACATTGACAACATTTATTCTAAATGCAGAAAATTATGATATTGGTAATAATTACGACATTGCAACCGGTGTATTTACTGTACCAAGAACAGGCCATTATCATTTTGATATGAATTTAACTTTTGATACGTTTACGTTTGCAGTAGATAAATATATTTATATCTATCTATATGTCAATGCAGTGCCAGTTGTTCAAAGAAGATATTATGGTAATGGTAGTGCGTTCTATTGGACGGCTGGTTTTAGCTTAGATGTTGCACTAACAGTAGCAGATACGGTATATTCAAGAATTATTCAGAATACAGGATCGTCAATTTATATATTGACAAGCAACTATAATTCTGTTTTTAATGGTCATTTAATTTTATAGTAGGAGTTGAAGATGAATTTTAGTCAATTATTCAGTGCTGATTTTTGGTACGAAAAGAGCGCCGCCGGTAGTCATACTATGAGTCCGAATGTTGTGGGGATCGTATTAGGGACTACTCAGGATGGAGCAAATTATATCACATTGACCGGGAAACAGGGGGCGGCGGTGAATTGTAAAGATTATCTGCTCAAACAGGTTCCCTATGCTGTCAAGCCTTCAACTATTACAATTGTCGGTACTGTCAAAGTATTGATATTTGAAAAGGTCAACGGACAATGAGAATAATTCCACTATGGCGGCTTGGAATTTGTTTCCCGTTTACGGTATCTGATACCTATATATTTTATTGTGATTTTGGATTATACGATGATCAATCCGCTAAATTTTATGGATTGTCTGGTTTTACAACCATATTAACCAGTGCCGCGAGTCAATCCGGGAATTAAATATTTGTAGCAAGATATATGAATTATGGTTAAACTATGTCCGCAAATTAATTGAAATTGTGAAATAATTCAGGTGGCGGTTGACATGTTTTGTCTAATAAATGTCAAAGTCGGTATATTTATCGACGGGGGCAACCTGAATGGGGTTCAGGGGGTCGGAGGTTCAAATCCTCTCGCTCCGACAATATAAGTTACTGATATACAGATAGTTAAGGGATGTTTTAAAGCATCCCTTTTTTTGTTCAAAAACCACTTTTTTGACAGTATTTTGTCAGATAGTGTCATACTGTGTCATACAGTGTCAGGTTTATGTCAAAGAAATTCAGTGAAATATGTGTCAGGAATTTAGTGTCCGCAATATTTTAAAATTGATTCGTAGCTGCTGCGTATAATAAAACTAATTTGAATATATTTACAGTTTCAACTGATAATATCTAAAAAACACAATATGGTGCGGGAAACTGAATTTACAGAGCCGGAAACTGAGTTTCCAGAGTTGGAAAAACCAAATAACGATGATTTTGAAGGGGATAATCCACAAAGAAGAGAAGAGAAGAAAAGAAAAGAGAAGAAGAGAGTAGAGAGTACATCATCATCACCATGCCCACATAAAGAAATTATCAATCCGATAAACTTAAATTTACTCATCTTCTTTTTTATTATCCTTTTTATTATCATCCTCTTTTTTTTGAGCTTCAGTTAATATATCCATGGCGGATTCGGTGGTTTTATCGATTGCTGAAACTAAATATGATGGTGTTGTATGATTATAATGGATAGTGGTTTTCAAATCCTTATGACGTACCAAATTTTGAACGACTATGTGACGTTATTTATAACATATAACAGTGCAATTATATAAGCATATTTCTCATTAATTGTTAGCACTTGACTGTTCATCACTCTGACTACCAGATAGTAGCCGCTTAATATTATGTAGAGTTTGATATTGCCCCCGACATTCTCGTAAAAATGATTCGAATCCTTCCGGGGTTGCTTCATATCCAAGTTTATCTGAATACTGTTTGGCGATGGACTCGAATTGACAGTGAGCGTCTTTTGGCGGTGCCGGATCATCATCATGGATTTGATAAAAATGGGGTTCACCGTCTTCTTCAACGAATTTTAAATTCAGAATATCGGCAATCTTCTTTCCTGTTGATGGAGAGATTTTTTTTACCAAACCCTTTCTGTACTTGTATATAAGTGATTTATCGACCCCGAGTAATTCAGCAATATCCTGATCGCTTTTACCTTGTTCCTGCCGGATTTTTATTATTGCTTCAACTAAATTCATACTCATAAAATTTACCTCCTATTTAATCATAAACACAATATGAAGTATAGAGAATAGTTGTGAATATAAAGTTACATTTTTATAAAATAACACTTGACATGTTTCATAATATTGCATATTATTGATTAGTTGTTCATACATGAGAATATTGGGAGTGAGAATGAGTAATAAAAAACTAAATGTAGCAATTGATAGTGAAATACACCAGAACGCAAAGATTTTTTGTGCAACAAATAAAAAACCTGATGGTAAACAACAATCATTGGGTGAATATGTTGAATTTGTTCTTAAAACTGCCATTAGAAGTAAAATACTCCCTACAAATGGCGGTAAAGTAAAATTCCAAATAATTGATTTATAATGGTTGATATTCATAATGTTAAATCTATCAACCACCTGAATGTCGTTCAAGGGATTAATGAGGATAAATATCCATGTACGAATCAGATGAAGTAAACAGGTTAAGTCAGGAATTCAGATACACCGCTTATGCGATTATTAATGATCGTAGCAAGCAAATAGACGAAGCAAACAATATTGGCGTTGCGCCACAAACATTAAACAAATGGCTGACCGATCCACGGGCAGATATACCAGCCTCTGTTTTACCATTTATCAGTTGTGGCAATATCATACTTGAAAAATTACTAAGCCAGTGGCGGGAATTACATGGGGGTAATGAATTGGGGACAGATGGGAAATTGTCTGAGATTCAATCATTAATAATTGAACACATGGGAATTATTAACAGTATAGTCAGACAAAAAATTACGCTATCGAGTAAAAATGAAGCAATTGACAGAATGAATCATCTGTCTGATGCTGTTAAACAAATGGAAATATCTCTTATGCGATTGTTGGAGGGTAAATGAGTCAAAATAAGAGGTATGACAGTTTAGGTTTTGTAATAGGACTATCAGCGATAATACTGATCATAGTGATTGCTGTTGGTGCCGGATTTTTATTTCAATGGATCACTAATCGGTATCTTGATCCATCGGAGCCGGTAGGATTCTGGTTGTGTTTTGTATTTGCGGTGGTATGTGAAATATACGGTATCATTTATCTCTATTGCAGAGATAGTGACCGAAGATGCTCATTTAGGATTATTAAAAATTAAATCTATGGTTGGAGTATAGTATGGATTGGATTATTACACTTCCAAGATTTGTTCAGTGGGAAGATTATCAGCGTGAACTTGATGCGGTTGCAGATGGTGATGGGGTTTTGAGCTATCGTGTGTCTTGTATCCCCAAAGGAATGGTAATCGGTGATCGGATGTTCCTGGTGTGGCGCGGGCAGGTGCGGGGATGGATGGGAATACATTGGTTTGGCCGTAGATTGGCGTTTAAATGTCAAACGACTGGTACACAATGGCCAGCCGGTTATTATATTCAGCGATCTGGAAAATTTCATCATATTTCAAATGGTCCATTAATACGGGGATTCCAAGGAGTCCGTCGTTATCAACCAAATAAATAGGTGCTATATGAGAATTATATCCGTCAGAATTACCAAAGAAAATAAAGTATCGATTCAATACCATGTTAAGAATAACAGTTCGTGGGATGAGTTTAGCATGACATCATGCGATGCACCACTACAATCATTCATAAATGCACTGGATTCATTAAAAGAAGAAGTTGTTAAAATGTGTGAATTCCCAGAAAAGGACAAAGACAGTATCATAGTCCGGGGGGTTACATATTCTTACGGTGGTGACAATGAAACGATGGGAGCCACAATAATAGCTCAAAAGAAGTTATTACGTTCCAATTCTAATCTGAATATTAATACACCACACAAAGCATCCGACTACTATTCCGGTGGTGATAATGGAGATCCAAATCAGTTGTTATCACATGAATGTGTAGGAGCCTTAAATGACGTAATGGATGAATGTGAAAAATATATTAACGGTGAACGGCAGCAACTACAGCTTGACCTGAAACCGAAGCCGGAATAATACTCACTGAGGGGTTAATTGAAGAAAGAAAAATTAGCAACAGAAAAAGACGTAGCAACATTATTAAAAAATATTCTGGCGGCCTTAAATGGGCAGAAAGAATATCTGACAATAAGTGATGCGGCGGCATATTGTGGAATATCTACAGAAACCGTATATCGCCTGCTAAAAGAAAATCCCAGTATTGTTACATGTAAGCCGGAGAGATTAAAACAAATGATATTGCGGTCGTCGCTTGATGAATATATCAGCAAAGCTGCAGAGGATTCTATAAAGAAGATTGCACGGGATAACATGGTTATTAAATCGGTTGTAAATAATGGTTTGCGCCTGAATTAAATGGCAAAAAGGACAATTTCAGAGTTGCATGTACTACATGGCAGAGAATAACAAGCGGAGAAGTGATGAGTGACATAAATATCCAGAACATTCAAGACCGGTTGGCAAACAACTGGCAACGGGTGCTTTTTCGTTTGTGGGTTGCGAAGTTGAGAAATGAATATTTCTTTCTCGTACCAGGTGAAACAAGCAGTATTATCCGTGGTGGATGGCTGCCGGTTTGGGCGGTTACTGAATCTATGATTGGCGGTAGTTCTGGTGACAGAAGATTGCGACAACTAAGAGATAAGGGATTTCCTTTTAAACAGTCGAATATCAATGGTCATATTGAAAATTACAAGATTCACGAATGGCACCTATACGGTAAAAAAATAAGGACATTCATATATTGTTTGGATTGTGATCTTACTCCTGACGATTGGGAAGAAATACTGGATAAAAATGCCAAGTATCATTATCGTTCCGTCCAGATATCCAAAGTAGTTCCTAAAAAAGAAATACATATCAGTCAGAACAAAGCGGGGCAGATATGTTTCGCTTAAATATTATAAACCCCGGCCCGGTATTGTTTGCCGTAACCACTCAATCCCCTCAATATCAATATCGGGCCATATCCCCAACATAAGGATATAATTATGGATAAGAAACCGATAGTTATTTTACCACCCAAGCCGGAAAAGGTTATTGATACAAAAGTACAGATGGGTCGTGTGAGTCGTAATCTGAATGATAAAGTCAAAAGACATCAACATAATAGAGCAGTGAAAAGGGCACATGAGGTACGGGTGCAAATGATAAAGTTGGCGAAAACAACAAAATCAAATGGTGGTAAATAATATGATAGTTGCAATTAATCAATCCATGATCCAATTACAGGTAACACCACCAAAACTACGGTTCGTATACCTGGAACCGGTGGAGTTATCGGTTTGTTGTAAGGCGTTACCGGAAGGTGAGATTCATCGTGTCAACGGTCAAGCGTATGGACGGTGCAGCCGGTGTAAAAACTGGGAAAAATTCAATAAGGTGCAATAATGACGGACAATGAACGAGTATTATTCAACCATGATCCATCTGAGGGATGCGACGATGGATTTGAAGATGAAACAGAAGATAATTACGAGCCAGAGGCGTTTGATCTCTGGGATGATCGTTGATCAATAATAAAAGTATAGAGGAGGTTCAAGTGATTAAAAATTTACCAATACGGCTTGCAGAGGTAGGCAAGATCAAAATCGGTCGAAAGGGCGAAGAACGGCAGGGTAAAAAAGGAGCATATCATTTGCCTGAAAAGGTCGATTATTTCATTATTACCACAATGGAAAAAGATGGCAGCAATTTTCGTGTTGATGAGCCATTGATGAGCAAACTTGATTCAAAGAACAGCAAACCCAGGCAGTTAAAAATCGCATTGCCCTATGATAGAATTGACCTGAATTTTTTCACAGAGTACGGTCTTTATATGGGAAGGAAACGGCTTTGTTTTGGGAATGGTGAAAAAGCTACCCGGATATTTTTGGATGAAAACACCAAAAAAGAGGACCACCGGGAAGAAGTTAAATGTCCTTGTGAATTTCTTGAATCCGGGAAATGTAAGGCCCATGGCATATTGTCGGCTATTTTGAGAGATAATTTCAAACTTGGCGGTGTATATCAATTTCGAACAACGTCAATCAATTCAATTATGAATATAATGTCGGGATTAACTCAAATCCAACAGTTTACGCAGGGCATATTGGCAATGATGCCCCTGGTAATGTCTCTGCAGCCGCAAACGGTCGTTGATAAAGATAATCATACCAGGACAATTTATGCGGTGAATATCACAGCTGATGTCTCTGAATGGAAACAATTACTTGATACGGCCAAAGAAATATCAATGATCCGGGCAAACGCTGCAATTAGTATCAGGTCAATGGAGGACCGGGTACAAAAAATTATGTTATTAAAACGTAATAATTCCTTACCGGATGAGGACGATCCTGATGATTCTGAAACAACTGACGAAAACGAAATTTACACACCGATAGATAATGAAAACAGTCCGGAAGAACAAGCCGATATAAACGAGGAGTTTTCTCCACAAACAATTGAAGATGAATTCCAGGAGCCTGATGAAAATAACGGATTACCCTTTGCCGATCCAAGTAAAAAGAAACCAACAGCTGAAACGATACCACCGGAAAAATTAGCAACGGCAAATACCGATGGCGGTAATGGACAAAGCGGTAAAGTTCAGTCATTATTTTAGGAGTATAAAATGCGTCCATATTCACCAAACAGATTTTCACATTGGGATGATTGTCAATTTTCCTGGGCTGCTCATTACAAGGATAAAATTAAACAAAAGGATGTCAGTGTAATGATGGGTGGCGGTTTGTTTCACCGGCTTGCTCACAAATATGATCAGCATCTATTAGATACCGATCAACCAACCGATATTGAAATGATCGAGCCGCTTATCAAGAAACACTGCGGTACTGAACCGCTTGATGTGATTGATGAATATTCGGATATATTCCGGTATTGGGCACCTACTCAAAATATTCAAGATCGGAATAACATCTACCTGGAACAAAGGCTGGCCGTGGATGAAAATTTCAATTCAATTATGATTACAGATGATAAATCCTGGGATTCAAAAGACGTATTTTGTCGAGGAATTATCGACCGTCTTGATATTCGGGATATACCGGTGATAAAGGATTATAAGACCAATCACGTTATCCCATCGGATGATGAGCTGGAAAACAGCCTGCAAACCAGGATATATCCGATGTTGGTTGCAAAAGAGTTCAATATTACAACGGAAATCCGGGTGATATATGAATTTGTTCGCTATGGCGTTCAAAAGGAGTTCACGGTTTATCCTGAGCAATATCAGAATATCACGGAATGGATTCAGAAAAAGGCTGCTGAAATTGAAGCTGCGAGAGAATATGAGGCCACATTCTGTTCACGGTGTGAATATTGTCCGGTACGTGATGGCTGCCCTGCAATGAAACGGGCTTTGGATGTTGAGGATATTATCATGCCAACGAATGAATTCGAAGCTATCGCATTGGGTGAAACATTCATTGCATTAAGGGAAAAGGGAAAGGCGGTTGAAAGTTTACTGAAAATATATCTCCAGAACCACGGATCAATACCGGTTGGCGATCAGGAATATCGCCAGAGTGTCAGTAATTCCTATGAGTTCAATAATGTCGAAAACCTGGTGAATGTTCTGATATCTAAAGGCATTTCCAAACCCGATGTCTGGGGTATGCTCGGATGTACCAAAACCAATTTCGAAAAGGTAATGAAACGACTGAAACTGAAAGATATGATCGATGAGGTCATTGACGAACTTGGTACGCCGAAAATATCAACCATGACCAAATTCTACAAGGTGAAGAAATGAAATTATCATTTATTGACACTGAAACTACCGGAACAAACCCGTTTAGTAATGGTCTTATCCAATTAAGCGGTATTATTGAAATAGACAATGAAATTGTAAATGAATTTGATTTTAATATTAAACCGTTTGAATCTGATATTATTCTTGATTCGGCATTGGAAGTAAATGGTTTAAGCCGTGAAACATTGAATACTTTTCCAGAATCCAATATCGTATTTCCGCAATTCACCAGTATAATATCAAAATATGTCGATAAGTATAATCGTAATGATAAGTTTCATTTTATCGGATTCAATGCCCGGCTTGATGATGATTTTTTACGATCATGGTTCAAAAAATGCGGTGATAATTACTACGGTTCATTTTTCTTCTGGCCAGCTATTGATGTAGCTAATATTGCAGCAAAAGAATTAATGGCAGAATGTAGTAAGTTGGAAAATTTTAAACTGGCTACGGTTGCTAAATACGTCGGTATCGAGGTTGATGATACCAAATTACACGATTCCATGTATGATGTACGATTAACCCGTGAATTATTTTACCATTTTGATAGAAAATATAGAGGTAAATAAATGAGATCAATTTTTCTATTAATCGCATCGTTTATTCTCATAATCATTGCCAGGTTGCACTATGAGCAATATTTGGCTGGTAACGTGGATCTGTTGGGGATGCTGTTTTACGGGCTGGCAGGGATTGGTTTATTTGGATTGGCGAAGATAATCCGACAAAAAGGACAATCTCAGAATTGCATGTACTAAAAGTTAGAAATAGAGGAGTTCAAGTATGAAAATTAATCGGATAAGCATTACAAATTTTGTGAATCATCCGAAATCAGAAATCAAACCGGCAAGGATCAATATGATTATTGGTCCTAATCAGTCCGGCAAGAGTGCGATCAGGGATGCAATCGAATTTAATTTACGCGGGATTGCCCGTGGCATGAGCAGCCGGGAGGGTCAGAGTAATTTGATTATGAACCGGATCGGCAAGGGAGAGATTGAATTAGAACTTCCCGATATCAAGATAATGCGTAACACAAATTCAAAGTTGGTTATCAACGATGAGGTTGTGAATATCAAACCCGGCCAGGCAACGATATTCGACACATTGAAAGTGAATGATGAAATCCTGGAATTGTTGTTCGATACATACAAAATATCGGGCATGAGCAGTCTGGAACGATCAAAGTATTTCAGCAAGATATTCAGCGCGAAAACGACACCGGATGAATTCAGTGCTATACTGAAGAAGAAAGGATTTGATCAGAAATATATATCGTCAATTCTGCCTGTATTTTCAACCGGCGGACTGAAAAAAGCCTATGATTCCGTGGTTGAAAAACGGCGTGAATTAAAACGTGAAATCGGAACATTGCAATCCAAAGAACCGGCGAAAGACACCGCAACAGTTGAAGGTAAAGAAATTAATCTTGCCGAATTCAATCCTGAAAAGAAAAAATTGTATATCGAAAGCCTGAGAGCCGATATCACAAAATTACGCCGTGATTCCGATGAACATGTTAAGTGGCAGGCGAAACTTGACGATATCCGAACTCATATTGATGAGTATTCTCAGAATGTCGATTATATAACGTCGTATTTATCCACAAACAGAAGCCGTTACTATGAACAGGTTGGGATTGCTAAAAAGTTGGAAATGTCCGAAAAAGAACAGCGTAACCATGAATCCGATCTGTCAAAATTGAATGCTCAGATTGAGCAGAGTAAATCTACCCTCGACGTGATCAAGACTCTGGATTTATGTGAATTATGCAGTAAAAAACTGAATACGGAGTTTGATCAAAAGTGGATTGAATGTGAAGCCAAAAAAACCGAGTTGCTAACATCCATTGGAATAACCGCCGATACAATCAATCAATTGAAAAATCAGATGGGAACTGATATCCACCACGATTACGAAACAAACGAAAAGGAATTAGCTGATCAGCAGACTAATCTTGATGAGGCAAAGGTTTTATTGGTCAGTCATCACGAAGACGAGCCAGATGATCATAGTGACGAAATCGGGTCAAAAGAAACCGAAGTCAATTTTCTAAATGCCGTAATGACCAAATATCTTGAATATAAGCAGGCCGCAAATGAATATGCCGGTGTCAATACCAGGATCGGCGTACTGAACATCGAAATGACTGTCTGGGATAACCTGGCACAGTTTGTTAATCCTGAGTCAAACAACCTGGTTAATCCGATATTAAATAATCTTTCGGATCGGATCAAAAAAACGTCTGGCCTGTTCGGTACTGACATTCGAATTGACAATGAAACCGGCGATATATTGTATAAGAATGTACCGATAGAGTTCTGCAGTGTTTCGGAAAAATACGAGGCCGGAGTTATTGTTCAGGATGCCGTGGCTTTTCTATTGAATGTCGGTATTTTGTTCCTGGATGGTGTGGAAGTGTTTGTTGGTGATAAACGTAATATCCTATCGGGAGCCGTTTTAAAACTGGCAATGGATTATAACAATATATTCATGTTTGCCAGTGTAAACGAACAACCGAAAATTAATGGCAGTGGTGTAAACTACCTCTGGGTCGAAAAAGGTACGGTTGTGAATCTGTCGGAGATGGCAAACGCTCCGGTATCGAATAATTAAAGAGGAGTTAATTAAAGTGGAAAATACGATTATCACTGTAAAAATTAAACGAGAAGTTGACGGGATTTCACAAACACAGGAAGCCAGCGCGTCTATTGATGATAATATGATTAGCCATAGTGCTGTTTCAAGAATGGAATACATAAAAGAAACCGTACGTTCTCTGGTTGATGGATTGAAAAAGGAAATATCTGAATAATCAACACGTTTTTTGATAATAGAATTTGAGATTGTCTTTTAGATGGTGGGGGCGGCCTTGAGATGCAAATTTGTATTCTTGGGTGCTAAGGGCAACAGCGATCTGTTGGTCACTGCTTGGCGATTATGATATCTTAGTCAAGTACACAGTTCAACCTGACCGGTGATGACTCCGGTTGTAACCAGTATAGAAAGGCTATTGACAATTTCAATGACGGAGCAGGGGGATGTTGTCAATGTTCTTTAAATGACTCACTGAACGATCCCACATCTATAGACAATCATCCCCTGATAGCTCCAAGTTTTTTGACATGGGGATGAATGGTTTCGACGGGATGTGTGAATTTTATGATGGCAGGCGAAGTTTGAGGCAGGGCTTCGATAAAAAAGCCTTAAACAAATTAACTGGCATTATGCCGTTTATGATTCCGGCTGTTCCACAGTACGGAATTCCTGCACGGGCCTAGGTCTAAGCGGGTGGCGTGTTTGTCTTTCCTACGCTATAAAATAAGTGTTAGACAAAATCCGGTACGGACACCAGAGGCTTATCAGGTGTACGCGAACGATTGATTGTCTGTTGTCTGATTAAATCGTTTTAAGTATTGAAATAAGACAACTACCCTGTAGATGTTATAGAATGATCCATTTCGGACGAGGGTTCGACTCCCTCCATCTCCACTAAATCTAAAGGTAAAAGAATAAAATGCCGAAAAAGAGTTACAAAGAATTGCTTATCAAACATCTCAAGAAAACTGAGCTATACCGCTATAATATTGGTTCAGGCGACGATTTGAGTGATAATCAATACCTAAGTGGCTTTGAAGGTACTGATATGCTAGAAACGGGTGTGGCAGTAGATACGTTGAAAAATGTACTGAATACTTCGGATGTCTGTTTGGCAATTGCAGATATGATGAAATATTTGAGTTTCGAATTCATTCACAGTTTACGAATAGCAATCGAGAATACTCCCCGTGAATATATCACACCAAGTTATTTTAAAAACCTAGGACTTCCCAGAAAAATAAGTGCCGTAATAAAAGAATGGAGAATGATTTATAATGGACAAACTTGATTATCAAGATTTAAAATTTGCATTACTGCGGATGCCTAAAAATCTGATAGCGTTAATGAAATCAGAAGAATGGCACAATTCAATCTATGTAGGTGGTGGTTTTATACGATCAATAATCGCCAGGGAGCCAATTAATGACATCGATTTATTTGTAAAAACAGAAAAAGATGCTGAATTACTGGCCTATAAACTTGCTGCTAAAAAACGTGACGTACATAAAACTGACAATGCCTATACGATCCGTGGCGGGAACCTTCCGGTCCAGATCATTAAACGGTGGTTATTTCAAGAACCAAAAGCGGTATCAGACAGTTTTGATTTTACAGTATGTTGTGCTGTCATATTTTATGATGGAACAAGCTGGGACTCTTATTGTGATAAGAGATTTTACATTGATCTTGCATCGAAAAGACTGATATATCGTAATCCTGTTAGAAATGAGGATGCCGGTGGTTCATTATTACGTGTATTGAAATATTATCAACGTGGTTACAGAATACCGCTTGATTCATTGGGGGCCGTTATCGCCAGATTGATTAAAGACATTGATACACATGAACAACCAATAAAAGATGAATTTGGTACAGCAAAAATAATTACTGGATTGTTAAGGGTCGTTGATCCGGCTATTGATCCTTTTCATGAAGCGCATTTAGAATCAGCAGATATTGAGGTATAATTATGAGTCTTAATCTGATTGGTCCGAGCAATAAGAAACTTTTAACCAAATGTGATCATACCGATATAAAGAGAGCCGTCAAGGTTGGTAATATGATGATGAAATTTGTTCGTAGTCATCCCTGTTTAGGATTGGCCGCAAATCAGCTGGGGATCATGGAACGGGTTTGCGTGGCAAAGATTGGCTGGCATGGTGATCTTTCGATTGAAATGAGAGTATATATTAATCCTGAAATAATTGAACGCCAGGGGAATCAATTATCAGTTGCAGAAGGTTGTCTGTCGTTTCCGGGTATCCGTGGTGATATTAAGCGTCCCCAAAAGATCAAAGTGAAATATATTTCTGTTAAGAAATGGCAGGAAACCGAAATTGAGATTGAATATTCCGGGATGGATGCAATTATAATGGAACATGAGATAGATCACCTGAATGGGATCAGATGTATTGACAAGATGACTAATATTAGGAGATACAGGCAGCGAAATCCATTCATACAATCGTCGATGAGGCATTATCAAAATATCCGAATGCTGATTTAAGTAATCGTGAGGTACGGCAAGTGATATCTGATGAAATCATAGAAATCATGTATGATAATTATTTGGATGAACGAGCAAAACAAATTCGAGATAGCGGTAACTAAAATGGGGCTAACTGAAAAAGACATTCAGGATAATCAGGTGATATTGGAACGTGTGCTATTCAGTGAGTTCAGTCCTGGTGCGGCAGCTAAGTTGTTGCGTGAAATAGGGATTGATAATGGCCCGGTTGGTGAGATAATCAAGTTTAAATTCAATGAGTTAAATCGTAAAAGGGACAATTCGGGGGTTGCATGTATTATAGGATAGAAAGGAGCCTGATATATGAGAAGTATGTTATTAAGACCAAGTGATGAGCATCGTTATACGAAAGTATCTCTGTTTGCAATTTTGGTTTGTTTTTTTATTGTCGGCCTGATAATGGGTTTAATGCTTAAATACGGGTTTTAAAGGAATAGAATGGGACGACCTTCACGTAGAGATGTTGATTATTATCCTCATTATGTAAAAAAGGGGAAAACATTATTTATTCTTCAAAATAAATATGGACTGATTGGGTATGGTTTTTTTTATAAGATTCTGGACTTTTTAGCAATCACACCGGACCATCACTATCAAATAAAAACTGATATTGATCTAATGTATTTGTCGGGTGAGTGTCTGGTTAAAAATGAAAACGATGCCTTAGAGATGATTGAAGTAATGGTTAAAACCGGCAAACTTGATCAACACCTTTGGGATAAACATAGGGTGATTGCAAGCTCCGATTTTTTAGACTCAGTTAGAGATGCGTATAAAGACCGGATACTCAATTGCACTACCATTGATAAAATATATAACAAATATAATATAGAGGCGGAAACTGAGTTAACAGAGCCGGAAACTGAGTTTCCAGAGTTGGAAAAACCAAATAACGATGATTTTGAAGGGGATAATCCACAAAGAAGAGAAGAGAAGAGAAGAAAAGAGAAGAAGAGAGTAGAGAGTACATCATCATCACCATGCCCACATAAAGAAATTGTCAGATTATTTACAGAAATACTACCGGAATTACCAGTTGTGCAGGAATATACGGATATAAGGATGAGGAGTGTTCGGGCAAGGTGGCGTGAACATCCAAATCTTGATGTATTTAAGAAACTATTTATTACTGTAAAAGAATCCGATTTCTTAATGGGCCGTAAAAAGGAATTTCATGTATCCTTTGATTGGATTATACGACCGACCAATTTTGTTAAAATACTTGAAGGAAATTACGATAATCGTGATAAAAAAAATATCGGATCAAGGTATTCTCATTTGACAGAGGAAATAAAATGAAATATGTATGTTCATGTGGTAACGAAATGCCTATAAAATATAATGAGTATAAACGATTGATAAATCGGTGGGGAGTAGACTATATCAGACGAACATATAAATATAGTGGCATAATAAATAGTACCTGTTCAGATTGTGAATATAAATCACACTTACCTGGACTTCCACTTATCTATCGTGATGCCGAAGACAAGTATGATATTAAAAAACACATTAAAGATACTAATGAAAGTCTATATCTATTTGGTGAGGCCGGTAGTGGCAAAACATTTCTGGCAACATTGATATTGAAAGATATTTGGAAAAATAAAAAAACGGGTTCATTTTTATCATATCCAGAGTTTATTTTCAGTATTCAAACCGATTATGAAAATAAAGCATCACTGGTAGATGAAAATAAAACATTTAGCGGATGCCTGGTTATTGATGATTTTGGTGTAGAGAAAATGACAGACTTTGTTCGCCAGGTATCCTATTTAATAATAAACTATCGTGAACAAAATCGTCTACAGACTATTATCACAAGCAATTTTACCCTTGATGAAATAGATAAGTATATAGACAGAAGAATATCCAGTAGAATTAGCGGTTGGTGTAAAATATTAAAACTAAGTGGAGATAAAAGGACACCAGTTAAATGAGTACAAAAATAGAATACCTGGATGAGACTATAAATCCGATCCAGACAAAAATCAAGGGAAGTTCTGGTTTAGGATATCACTGTACCAAAATATCCGAAGGTTGTAAAAATTGTTGGGCCGAATCGATGAATAACAGGTTTGGCAATCATATCCCTTTTGATGACCGGAAGATGGAGTATCGTCTGGTTCATAAAGAATTGAAGAAACTCAGTAGTTGGAAGAAACCTAGAAGAATCGGGATTCAATATATGGGTGATCTGTTTCATCCCGATATACCGGTAGAATTGATTGATAGAGTATTCGATTATATGACAAATCCCATGTATGGTGCGGACCACCATACTTACTTGATATTAACCAAGCGGCCAGAGAGAATGTTGGAATTCAATTATAAGAATTTTGCTCAACCACAATGGAAACATATTTGGGTGGGTGTGACGGTCGAGAATCAGAAAACAGCTGATCAGCGTATTCCTGTTCTAATGCAGATACCGGCGGCGGTGCGCTTTGTGAGTGTAGAGCCAATGCTTAGTGAATTGAATATGAATATTCCATTCAACAGTGAATATAATATAAATGCACTTACCGGTGATATATTTTGTGGTAATCAATCCGCATTATTAAAAGTAAATAGAGAGATGTTGAAATACGTTATAACACATAATCCTATCAATTGGATAATCTGCGGCGGTGAATCTGGTCACGGATCACGACCGATGAAACCGGATTGGGTACGGTCATTGAGAGATCAATGTATAGAAGCAAATATTCCGTTTTTCTTTAAACAGTGGGGAACATATGCCTGTGAGGATGGAATATACGGATCTGGAATGAAGGAATTAATCAAAGTTGGTAAAAAGAATTCTGGTCATTTATTGGACGGGAAAGAATGGCATCAATACCCGGTGGTGAAATAATGAACGTGACTGCAAGTCAGATCAAGGGTGCGTTGGCAAAGAAACACGGTGATAGTTATAAGGATTACTTTTTGACTGAAGTAAAGACCGGTCGATCCTGGGGAACAGGATTGCTAAAAATTGATGCTGTTGCAATTAAAAAAAGTTGGGCGCACCCCTGTGTCACCGGATATGAAATCAAAGTCAATCGCAATGACTTCTTGGCCGATGAAAAGTGGGCTGGCTATTTACCATATTGTCATCGGTTCAACTTTGTGTGTCCACCGGGAATAATTGATATATCTGAGATTGATCCGCAAGTTGGTTTGATATACTATAATCAGGAAAAATCATCATTCTATACAAAGAAGAAAAGTCTGTTTAGAAATGTTGATATACCGGCTGATTTATACCTATACATCATATTTTCGAGATTAGAAGACAGACCATATCCATTCTTCAATTCGAGCAGAGAATATTTCACAGAATGGTTGAATAATAAACTCAGTACCAGGAACCTGGCCTATAAAGTAAACAGCAAGATTATCTCCGAATTAAGTCGATTAGAGATTAATACAGAGCTGTTTGAACGATATAAAAAAGAAAATCAAATATATCAACAGCTATCAAGTCTTATCCATACTCATTCAAATAGATGGGTCGATTCAAGTAATGTAGTTGAACGACTTGAGGAATTAATTGTGAACCAGGGAGATGGTGGAAAATATAAGGTGATTGTTGAAAAGATAGAAAAACTTTTAGAAGGGATAAATGGCTAAGATAACATGTTCATGTGGCGCAACGTTTAAAACGAAGTTTCTCGTCCCGAATAAACAGGGTGATATTAAATGTCCAAATCCAAAGTGCAGAAAAATAGTACCACCGGAATTGTATAACAAAAAGAACGGGTCATAATGGAAAAGAAAATCATATTAACAGAAATGTATTTGATTGATTATTTTTACAAAAATTTTGATATCTATTCTGATAAACTCCCGGATTGGTTACTGGTCCTGGGTGCCTATAATGTTGCAATTAGCAGTAAATTTAGTAATCCGGAGGAAGCAAATATTAATGGAGCGGCAGGGTTAATGTTTGATCAGGCATTATCAACAGTATGGTTACGGAAAATACTTGAATCAACTGAAACCGGAGAACTGGATATAAACATGGAGTATTATGATCATGCACGGTTTACATATCTTGATATTGTAAGGAAACGATTCAAAATAATAAGTGAATCAAATCAATTGATAAAATTGGAATATAGCATTGAACCGTTTATGGTATTCACATTAGACGATATAAATATCAGGACATACAGGAATGATAAATCAGATATACAGAAGATTAAAACAGAAGAAAAGCGTCTGATTCAGGAAGCCAGTAAAACGGTAATTGATACTGATAAACTGAATTGAACCGACATGAAAGTATTATTAATAAATATTGACTCCGTATATCCGAATGGTGGGGAGACCACAAATCTTCCTGCCGCTTTCTAACGACAAAGATGAGGCACGCCGTAAAAAATAACAAATATAAAGGAGAACGAAATGACTATTAAAAACAATGAACCTGATGAGAAAACCACAGCTCCGTGCGTTGACGTGAAGCCAAGGGTTAGGCGCGAATTACATTACAAAATACTGGAAATACTATGTAATTACGAGGCAAAAACCGGAATAAAGCCAACGAAATTATATGTTGGCAAGTATGAAAATAAAGAAATATTAAGAATATTAAATCCAATAATAAATGAAATTGATGAAAGTGGATGTGAGAGAATGAGATCGATGTACTGCGGTGCATATATATATGTTGTTAATTCAGATAGCTATCTTGATTGCGCCTAACGACCAGGCTCACCGACAGCCAGAAAGGAATGAGACGATGAAAATTACAGACAAGCAAGTTGAGGAACTTGGAGATTTATTTTATTCAATATCTGATAAAAAAGGACACCACGCACTGACTCCAGAACTATGTGATGATTTAATAGGTGAAGTTGAAAAAATACTATCGAACAGCTCTGGCTGTTCGGTGCAGCCAATGGTTATGCACGATAGATTAATAAATTTATTGTGTGGATACGAATCTAAAACAGGAAAAAAACCAACTTCAATTTATCTCGGAAGGTCAGAGTATAAAAAACTATCACAAGAATATGATGAAATTTGTCTTGTGCCGTATGAAGAAGCGAATTATAAATCACGTACTATGTTTCGTGGGATAAATGTATATGTGGTAGACCATGAAACACATTTGAATTGTGCATAACGATGGCGTATCAGATACGAGGTGAAACATGAATGAAACTATGATAAAACCCGCAGAATCCAGGCAAAGGGGTGGAACGCATGGTCTTGCGATCTGCTGGACACTGAGATTCCAGGGAATCACTATAAAGGCGATGTAAGATAATGCTTGTACAAGTTAATCCTTTATCTTATATTAAGCCGTGTACGTGTGTTTAATATAGGGGACATTTACCATGAAAGAAAAATTTAAAATTATTCCAGAATTTCCAGCATATCGTATTTCTAATTTTGGAAAATTACAAAGTCGATGGCAAAGACATGCTTCGTATAAAGGGTTTATTGCGAAAGATGTATGGAAGGATTTACCATTTTATTCTGACAAAAGGGGCTATCTTCAAGTTCATTTATGTAATGGTTGTGGGAAAGTAAAAACAGTTAGAATACACAATCTTGTTGCACAATTCTTTATTGGGAAAAGACCAAGTGGAAATGTTATAAGACACCTAGATAGTAATCCTGCAAACAACCATATATCTAATTTATCTTATGGAACATATACAGAAAACGAAAATGATAAGATTGAAAATGGAACCTGGAATACTCGAAATGGGGGCGCTAAATTAACTCCATCCAAAGTACAAGAAATAAGAAAAAAACTTACAACCATCTCTCAAAAAATGCTTGCAAAGGAATATGGAGTATCAAGACCAACAATAACAAGAATTGCTAATAACAAAACATGGAGAATATAATGAGAGTTATTGTGGGGTGTGAATTTAGTCAAATAGTAACAAAGGCATTTCGTAAGAGAGGACACGAAGCCTATTCATGTGACCTGTTACCGACAGAAGGTAACTCCGAATGGCACTTTCAAGAGGATATATTTGAATTATTAAAGCGAGAACAATTTGATTTAGGGATATTCCATCCACCTTGTACACACTTGGCCGTGTCCGGTGCAAGGTGGTTCAAGGATAAACAAGAGGAACAGGCAGAGGCACTTGAATTTGTCAGACTTTTGATGAACTCTCCAATTCCAAAAATAGCAATCGAAAACCCGATAAGTATAATATCATCCAGAATCAGAAAACCTGACCAGATAATCCAGCCTTGGCAATTCGGACACGGCGAAACAAAGGCAACCTGTTTGTGGCTTAAAAATCTTCCTTTATTGAAACCAACTAATGTGGTGGATGGGCGTGAAAACCGAATACACAAAATGCCACCAAGCGAAGACAGGTGGAAAGAGAGAAGCAGAACCTATCCAGGTATAGCAGAAGCAATGGCTATTCAGTGGACAGCAGCAGCGAACGATGGCGTATCAGATACGAGGTGAAACATGAATGAGACTATGACAAAACCAGAAGAATCCAAGCAAGGTGAACAGCTCACCTCGTTATCTGCAAACGCGGGTTAGATGCCTCATTAAACAATGTTTAACCCTATTATAGAAAGGACAGAAAAATGAGTAAAGGTAAACTGATCGGATTGATTGTCGGAGGATTTATCCTTCTTTTGGTGACAATTTTCGTTCTCAATTTCTACGGATTGGAGATGTTCAAGTTCTTCCGTCCGAAGTATGAGAACGCCAAACGCGAAGTGTTTGAGGAAACCAAATCCTATGTGCATGGGAAAGTACAAGATTTGGGAAAGTATTATTACGAATATAATACTGCTGAAACGCTTGCTGACAAGGAGGCTATTGCCTCTTTGGTACGGATGCAGTTTGCGGAGTTTGACGCTGGTCAAATCCGAGAAATAAAACTGCAACAATTTCTAACTAAAATAAGAGGTTATTAAGATGAAAAAACTAATCGTAATTCTTTTCGCATGTCTTTTTCTTTTCGCTTGTTTTGAAACAACACCGACCGCAGAAACACGTCAAACCGCGCAAACAAATCAAATCCTTGATGAAATCAATCGTCAGGTCGGTTTGCCAAATCTTGTCAATTATCAACAAAAGAAACTAATGAAAATGGTTTTTGAACTATGTGATAAAGAGGATTTGGTATGCTATGCCTATATAAAATCTGACTATCAAGGCAAACTCATGTTTATCGGTAAATGTATTGGGTTTGGCGTTCCCTTTTCGGCACAATATACTAATCCAATGAAAATTGTCGAAGCAGATAAAATGATTGGGCGAGACTGGTCTGGTGTTTTCCCAGAAGTAATTCCGCAAGCCGATCCGAATGGTCTATATATGCCAACATCATCTTCTGCAACTTGGTTGATGATGATTGATCCTGAAACAAACGAACCGCGCCCGGTATATCTTGAACCGGAAATTGTCGTAAGTCCATTTAAACTACACTAAACCACAGTGAACGGATGCCTCACTTGACAGTAAAATCTTGTGAGGCATCTAATGGCGGGCGCATGAGCAATCATCGCAGATGATTCATGCTCCATGCGCTGGTTATACGTCGTCGCAAGCGATAATTGACAGATGATTTTAACACGAAAAACAAGTGCCGATGGAGTTTTGGCGCTTAAAAGAAAAGAGGAAAAAATGAGTGACTCAGATTCCATTCAACAAATTTATAACGAGATAGGAGATTTAAATCAACTTATAGAATCTTTAGAAATTAGGGTTAGACAACTTGAAGAAATTATAAAACATCTTAAACCAATATAGGCCAAAACGACGCTCAGGCGCCCGCCATTATACGCTCGGGAGCGCAGCGACGAGCGTATAACGACAAAGATGAGGCACGACGATGAATGAAACTATAACCAGTGAAAGGGCGGAAACGATGGAAAAGGAACAGCTTTCGTCGTTGGCTCAATCTAATGGTTCTATTTCATCCCGCCCTTTCAGAATGTTAGATTTATTTTCAGGGATAGGCGGATTTGCTTTGGCTGCTAAATGGTGCTGGGGAGATAGTCTGGAAATAGTATCATTCGTAGAAAAAGACCCATACTGCCAGAAAGTATTACAGAAAAACTTTAGAGGAGTGTCAATACATGACGACATCACAACCTATGACGGAAAGACCTGCGGAACAGTTGACCTTATTACAGGGGGATTCCCTTGCCAGCCTTTTAGCGTTGCCGGGAAGCAAAAAAGCAAAGAAGATGACCGCTATCTCTGGCCGGAGATGCTTAGAGTTATATCGGAAACCCGGCCCGCTTGGGTTATTGGCGAAAATGTTGCTGGAATCGTCAAATTGGCACTCGACGACGTGCTTGCTGACCTGGACTCTATCGGATACTCCTGCCAATCGTTTATTATACCGGCTGCGGGTGTCGGTGCAGGACATCGGAGGAACAGAGTCTGGATTGTTGCCAACTCCCGTGAAAAGCGATGCGGACACGGGGGGAATAATTGGAAAAAACGACAAGTTCAAAGTGAACAAAACGGGGACTTTGCGGAAAATAAACGGGAAGGGTACGGACGGTTCGATAGGACTGGCGAGATATGTAAAACTAATGCCAACACCGCAAAGCCGGGATTATCGGAGCGGCCAAGCAAAAAGAGTAAATCGGGAGGGCTATCAAAACAACTTGAACGACATAGTGAAAATGTGGCCGACACCCAGAGCTGGAACCCCTGGGTCAAGGCCAAACGGGAAGGGTGGAAAGATATTGGCGGAGGAAGTGAAAAAATCGACACATCAAACTGGCCAATTGAACCCGACGTGGGTGGAACTATTAATGGGTTTTCCTCCTGGTTGGACAGAAATATAGACTTGACATTTATATCCCATGAGTGTATATTTACTAATGTGATATACGGAGGAGATATGAACGATGGCAAAGAGAAAAAAGACACCCGTGAAATATTGTCAGCATTGTGGAATTTTAATAACGAGAAAAAGATTCAACGGACGCCTAGAAGATTACAACACGTTTCTAAAAAGGAAATATTGCTCACTTACTTGTGCAAACTCAAAGAAGATAAATCTTACCAAGCATGGTTACAGTTGGCGAGCGAGGAAACACCTGAAAAAGACGTGCGAGGCTTGTCGGAAAACAACGAGCCTACAGGCGCACCATATAGACCAAGACATAACAAACAACGAACAAAAAAATATACAGACATTGTGCAAACACTGTCACGACTTTTGGCACAGCACAGCCAGGAGATGTGGAAGAGATATTGCTGGGGAAATGCCAATCCTGTTTTAATTAATTGGGATGATGATTGGGAAAATGGAGTTCCACGAGTGGCTCATGGGATACCCAAGCGGGTGGACAGACTTAAATGTTTAGGAAATGCGATAGTTCCGCAGGTCGTTTTACCGATAATGCAAGCCATCAAGAATCTTGGGCGGGATGACGAATAGAACGATAAAGATGAGCCATGCAAAAACAATCAAAAATATTAACCATGCCAGTGCTCTAAGCATTGGCTCAATCTGCTGGTTCTGTACCCGAAGGGCTGGTCAGAGCAGAAAGAGAGAAAAAGATGAAAGTAACGTGTAATGAAAAAGAGAATGATATTGTTTTTGTACCCGAAAACGATGACGATATTTTTAATTTAGGGAAAATGTTGGGTGAACGTAAAATTGCCTGTCTTGTAAAATTTACCGCCGATACTGATAATAAAAAACCGCAACTCAATGCGGTACAAATAAGTACTCAAAAAATATGGGAATTGTTGCAAAATCCGCTCTGATACAGAACGATGGCGTATCAGATACCCGATAATTTACTAATGTCACATTGGAGGCGAAAGTGCCAATAGTAACCAAAAACCAGCAAGAGTCGGACAGCTCTAAGGGTTATCTGCAAACGCTGGTTCGTAGTCGCCTCTCTTTGAATGCTATCCACAACGGCGATTCCTTCACTCTCTGCGAACAGATAGAAGCCAAATCCGTCGATATGATTTTAGAGGATATGCCATATAACACAACTGCGTGCGAATGGGATGTGAAGATAGACCTGAATCTATACTGGGAAACAAGACTTCGGATATTAAAGCCGACTGGCGTGGTAGTGCTGACCGGAAGCCAGCCGTTCACAAGTTTTCTGGTAATGAGCAATCTAAAGATGTTCAAATATGAGTGGATATGGGGAAAGAATACGGCGGGAGATAAAATGAATGCTAAAAATAAAGCAGTAAAGATGCACGAAAATATCCTAATATTCTCAAAGGGAACAACGGCGAATTGTTCAAACAGGAGGATGTTATACAACCCACAAGGACTTCGTCCATCAAGTAGAAAGCGGTCTGGTATAGATTATGGTAATTATGGTAAGTCATTCGCAATAGTGCGAAAAAGTCACGCTGCGTATATTCAAGAATTTGAAGGGTATCCAACAACCCTTTTATATTACACTCAAGATAAAATTAGACTTCACCCAACCCAAAAGCCAGTCGGTTTATTTGAATATCTCATTCGCACTTATACAAACGAGGGTGATTTGGTATTCGACGGTTTTGGCGGTTCTGGGACAACGGCAATAGCGGCGCATAGGTCAAAGCGGAATTTTATAGTAATCGAAAAAAACTTGGAATATTACGAAAAATCTAAACAACGCCTTGAAATTGAACAGGCTCAGCAGGTTCTCTTTTGATGCGAACTACGAACGACTATGTCTGAGATACGGCGAATTAATTTGAAGTGACAAAATGGAACAGCAAGCACCATATATAACCAAAAAACCTAAAAACGGAGAACAGCTCAAGCCGTTATCTCAAGACAATGGTTCGCTGGCATCTTCTTTCCATGATAAAATACTACATGGTGATTCTCTTGAAACATTAGCAAGAATACCGGACGGTGTATTCAATATGTGTGTCACAAGTCCGCCGTATTGGGGACTTCGCAA